TGGAACTGTTCAAGGGTTCCACTTTTCCTTCCCGCCAAAAACCGGCGAGCACCACGAAACCAGCAAAAGCGCTTCTTCAGCCGGATTCGTCGTATCACCGAGTGTCAAGAAGAACCTTCCCAGCCCACGCCATTTAGTACATCCTCCAGTACACCCAACTGAACCGGACTGGAGAATGTACTAGTGGCGCTCACGGACACCGCCGTGCGGCAGGCCAAGCCAAAGGAAAAGGCTTACACGCTTGCCGACTCTCTCGGGCTCACTCTCTATATCGCCGCCAGCGGCGTGAAAAGCTGGCACTTCCGTTTCACCTGGCTGGGCAAGCAGGCCCGCATATCGCTTGGGACATACCCTGAAATCGGCTTGAAGGAGGCGCGGGCGCGCCGGGACGAGGCGCGCGAGGAGGTCGCAAGCGGAATTGATCCGCGCGAATCAAGGAAGGAAAAGAGAACGGAGAAGCTTGAGGCCAGCGGCCAGACCTTCAAAAAGGTCTATGAGGAGTGGTTCAAGTTCAGGGAGGGGGACATTGCGGAGGGAACAAGGAAGGGGATTCGAATTGCGATGGACAATGACGTTCTTCCTGCATTCGGCAAGCGCCAGATCAAGTCCATCAGTCGGGCCGAGATCATCGCGCTGATCAGGAAGATCGAGGCCAGGGGCGCCATCACCTCGGCAGTGAAGACGCGGCAGTGGATCGGTCAGGTGTTCAAGTACGCCATCGCCACCGGCGTGGCCGAATCCAACCCGACAGCAGAGATGCACACCGTCACTGAGAAAATCGACGTCTACAAGCATCGGCCATTCGTCGACTTCGACGAGATGCCGCGAATCATGAAGGCCATCCGTGAATGCGAGACAGGCCACATGTACATCACAGCCACGCTGCTGCTGATCTACACCGCCTGCAGGCCTGGCGAGGTGCGCTATGCCGAATGGGCCGAGATCGACCTTGAATCGGCAACCTGGACCATCCCGGCCGCTCGGATGAAGGCGCGCCGTGACCACATCATTCCGCTGCCACGGCAGGCGGTCCAATTGCTGGAATCCATGCAGCCCTTCTCCAAGGGCCTCCGGTATGTCTTCCCAAACCGGAACGACATCAGCCGGCCGATGGGCGTGAATTACGCCACCGAGACCATGAACGCCTGCGGCTACCGCGGCCAGCAGTCACCGCACGGGTTCCGGCATATGTTCTCGACGGAGATGAACCACCGCGGCTACAACCGGGACTGGATCGAAAAGCAACTAGCCCACACCGACCCCAGCATCATCCGTGAGACCTACAACCACGCCACCTACCTGGAGCAACGGCGCGGGATGATGCAGGAGTGGGCTGACAGTATCACGCCGTGGGACTGACCTCCCCCTATCCCCCGACCTAGCGATACTCCGCGACGCCCTTCCCAGCCGACCGCCATTCTTCTTGCGGCGAGTTAGACCGGAGCATAACGAACGCCTCAACGGCCTGCCCCTCTTTCGGCTCGGCCGGGGAGATAGCGGCATGGCGACCAGCCGCGTAGCCGGGGAACATGTCGGAGTTCGCCGACACGTGGTATTCCCAAATCCCGAAATTTCCGGCCTTGCCGACCATGCGCTCCAGCTGAAGCCGCGAGAAAGTGCCCTGACGAATGATGAGCATGCCGACCTCCAGTAGTTGAAGGCCGGCATTCTACCCTACGGGGCCGCCCGCGCCCGCTCGTCCACCTGGCGCGCCACCTGATTCCGGCTCTCGCTCAGCTCGCGCAGCAACGCCATCTTCTCCTCGGCGCCCAGCGTCGGATCGTTGCTGACCGCGCGCATGCGCTGGTTGATCGCCGTGATCCTCCGGTTCGCCGCGTTGTAGATCGGCCGCAGTTTCAGTGTGCTGTTGCCGGCCAGTTCCTGCAGCCGGTCCAGATCCTCGACCTTCCGGGCCTCGCTGGCGGAGGCGTAGAGCTGGTCGACCTGGTGCTGCATCTCGTAGAAGCGGTCCAGGTACTTGCTGCTGCCGCCGGCGACGGGCTTCACGAAATCCCCGTAGAGCGTCCAGTTGTCCGGGTTGCTGGCATCCCGCCGCGGGTTCGCCGGCAGGTCCATCGGGCCGCGCAGCATGTAGTCGCCGGCGTTCAGGGCCTGGGTGCCCAGCCAGCCGAAGTAGCCGCGCATCAGGTGCTCCAGGCGCTGGGGCGAGATGTTGGCCATGCGGCCGGCAGCCACCGCAGCAGCGGACGTGCTGGAGGTATAGCGCTCCGCCGGCGGCAGGCGCTCCTGGCCCATGCTGTCGATCGCCGTCTTGCGGAAGCTGTCGTAGTTGAAGATGGCATCCATGGCCGGCTTGAACGCTTGGGGTACCGGACTCATCTGCAACTGGTCGGTAAGCAGCGCGCCCAGCGTCGACGCAAAGTCGCCGGCGCGGTAGTCGTTGCCGGCGGTAGCCAGCTCGGTCATGCGCTCGGCCACACTGCCCAGCACGCCGACTTCGAACGGTTTCGGGATGTACAGCGCGTGCTCGGCGCCCGGCAGGCGCACCCACCAGTAGTTGTTCCGCACGAAGTCCGGCAGCTCCTTGTACTCGTCGTCGTCCTTGTTCAGCAGGTGCAGCAGCACCGAGACCATGGCCACCGCACCGGCGACCGCCAGGAACCGGCGCGGATCCGTGCCGGCACCGCGGCCGAGCTTGTACATGCCCTGCAGGCGGGCGTTCATGAACGGCACGATCTGCGTCAGGAAGCGCACGCTGGCCCATTTCCCGGCCGAGGTGAAGTCCATCATGTCGCGGGCCAGGTAGCTTGCCTCAAGGTGACTCTTGCCCTGCTCCCTTAGTTTCTTGTACAGCGCGGCCCTGTTCACCGACTCCAGGCGGTCGCCCAGTTCCTGGTAGCGATCCCAGGCCGAGCGCAGTGCGCGGGTGATCTTCTCCTGGGTGGTGAGGATCTGCCCTTCCTTGGCGCCCAGGTCCTTGATCAGCCGCTTCGCGTGGGCCGCCTGGTCGCCGTCATTGAGCGCGCCGAAACGCACCGCGCCGCCGCCGGCGATGAGCTGCTGCATCACCGGGCTGCTGTGGGCGGTGCCGCGCCAGCCCTCCGCGACGTTCTTCAGGGGGTTGTAGCCCAGGTCGTTGGTGGCCACCGCCGAGATGCTGTCGCGCAGCAGGTTCCGGGCGCGGAACGCCGGGCTGCTGGTCACGCCGGTGGTCAGCCAGTGCTTGAAGGTCCGCATGGCCTTCATGGCCGGGTTGTTCCAGTCCTGCTGGTGCAGCATGGTCAGGGCGTCGAGCACCAACGGATCGTGCACCAGGTAGTGCTGCTCGCGGCCGCCCATCATCACCCGGACGGCCCCCTTCTCGGCTTCACGCACCGGCGTGGCCACGCCCATCGGCTCGGCGGCCTTCAGCGCGTTGGTCGCCGCCAGGTTCTTCATCGAGGCGGTGAGCAGGTGTGACCAGTTCGCCAGGGTGTTGGCCATCAGGTCGCCCAGCGGCTCCTTGCCGCCCTTCAGCTTCTGGAACGCGCGCTGGCCGGTCAGGCCACCGATCTGGCCCGGGCCGGCGGTACCGTCGCCCTCCTCCATCACCCGGTAGAACGGCACGTAGAACTCGTTCTCCCAGAGCTTGCGCGCCCCGGGATCGATGAGGCCGGCCTTCTCGGCGACGTCCAGCACCGCGCGCTGGTAGGCGGCGAACTCCTTCTGCGCCTGGGCGTAGGCCAGGGTACGGCTGCCGCCGCCCTCCATGGTGCCCTGATTCAGGCGCTTCAGCTCGCGGATGTTCTCCGGGGTGAACAGGTTCTCGCGGCCTTCGGCAGCCAGGCGCTCGGCGCGGTGCCCGGCCATCCAGGCGAAGAAGAGGTCGTGCTCTCCCTTCAGGCCGGCCAGGATGCCGCGCAGGCCCTTGCCGTCGGGATCGACAGCCAGTGCGCCGTCGAGCAGCTTGGGCTTGCCGTAGAGGAGGGTGGATTCGAGCGCGCCATCAGTGCCCTTGGACAGCCGGGCCTGCATGTAGGCTGTCTGGTCCAGCTTGGCGATGGGGGCGAACTGGTCGAACACGCCCTGGATGAACTTCTCTTTCCAGCGATCGCGGTACTTGGCCGCGGTCTCGGCGATGGTTTCCTTCCGGGCGAAGGCGCCAATCTTGCTCAGGGCGTCGCGCTGGGCATCGGTGACGTGGTCGGCGAACTTCACCGGGCCACGGTTGGCGACCTGGTCGAGGAGCGTGAGGGTGCGCTGTCCGGCGCGCGAGTAGCGTACCGGGCCGTCATCATCGGCATCAGGGGCGGGAGTTACAGGTGCTTCAGTTCCGGGTCGATCGCCAACTGCTCGTCCATCCACTTCGCCGACTCTTGGAATTCGCGACGCAGCGAGTCGATCTCGGATTCCGTCAGGCGATAGATTACCCTTGTCGAACGTGAGGAGGGTTCGAGCTTCGGATTGGGTGAGGCCTTCGAAGCCGTAGCCGAAGGTTTCCCGGAACCAGGGTTCGATGCTGCCGTATTTGCCACGTACTTCGGCCAGGGTGGAGGAATCGAGCGATAGCTTGCGGGAGTAGTTCTTGCCGGTCAAGGCAGTGGCCAGCACTACCCGACCGCCGTTGTCCTCAATGTGGGTCTTCAACTGCGCCAGGGTGCCGCCCTGGGTAAGCGTGTCATCCAGCAGGATGTAGTTCCCAGGCGCAACCTTGCCTTGGAACCTGGCTTGGTTTGCTACTCGCTCCAGCGCCGATGCCTGGGTGCGCCCAATTTTCTCGGCCTGCACAGGATCGGTATCGACCTGCAGCCCAAGGCGCCCCCCCAGGACCTTTGCGGCAGCAAGTGGGATGCGGTTGTTACCGGCGCCCTCCTGCGCCAGCACCGGCACAATCTTCGGCGAGCTGCCCGGCGGAATCGCCTGGCGCACCTGCTCAACGAACTCGGGCGTCACGGCGTCGCGGGCAACGCGCAACGCGGCGGCATCGTCGCCGGCCTTCGCCGCGGCGTAGTCCGGGTGGTTGTTCAGGAAGGCCAGCGGGTGGGCCACGGCGACGTCGGGGAACGATGCATCCCAGCCGCGGCGCGAGTAGCGCGCCTCGCCGGCCGCGCGCCTAGCACCACCCTCGATGAAGCCCCGCGCGTTGGCGAGCAGCCGGGCCAGGTCGCCGTCGGTCCACTTCATGTCCAGGCCGATGGCGCGCAGGCCGGCGCGGATGGCGGAGACCAGGCGCGGCCAGAAACCCTGCTGCTGGAGGCGGCCGGCGGCGGCCAGGTCGGCCAGCACTTCCTCGACGGCTACCGGGCGCCGGTAGCCGGTCTGCTCGGCCAGGCGGTCGGCAGCGGCGCGCACCTGGTCGTTGCCGCGGTAGATGCTGTGCAGCAGCGGCTCCAGGCGCCGGCCGAACAGCCCCTGCAGGCCGGCATGGCCCAGCACCTCGTGCGCCAGGACGAAGCCGCCATGCTGGTAGCTGCCGATGTTGTCGGCCACCAGGTACACGGCGCCCCCGTCAAAGATCCCTTCCACGCCCTCGGCGCCGTCGCGCTGCACCCGCTGGCGCAGTCGCGGCGGGAGGTCATCGACCGACTGCACCACGCGCACGTCAGGGGCATTGCGCCAGCGGCTGATCCGCTCCTGCAGGGCGCGCTGCAGCTGGCTGGCGCGCAGGCCCTTCAGCACCGGCGCGCTGGCGCGATAGCTCGCCTGCGAGTAGCGGCCGTACTCGGCGCGCAGCGCCTCCCAGGCCTGGCGGTTCACGCTCGCCGGCGAATCGCTGTTGAGCGCGTTGTACCGCTCGAAGCTCAGGCCGGCCGAGGCCGCGTCCAGATCCGCCTCGTAGCGGTCCTCCAGGCGCTGGATGGCCTGGCCGTAGCCGGGCGAGCCCTTCTTCAGCCCCTCCTGCTTCGCCTGGTTGGCGATGTAGCGCCGCTTGGGCATGGCCAGGATGTCCGGCAGGCCCTCCTCCGCCGCCGGCGGCGCCTCGGCAGACCTGATCTCCCGCAGCGGTGCGCGCAGATCGCCGCTGGCCAGCCAGCCCTTGAACTCGTCCAGGGACATCTCGGTCACCGGGCCGATCTTCCAGCCCTTGTCGAAGTTGGACCGGTAGGCGGCGACGGCCGCTGCACGGTCCGGGTAGCCGAGCATGACCTTGTGCTCGTCGAAGCTGCCGTCCTGCTGGTTGACCTGGTCCACGATGAACACGCGCTGGCTGCTCTCGTCGGGCCCCAGGTAGACGTCGACCTGCTCGCCGTCCGCGCCTTCGGTGCGTCGGATGTAGCCGTAGTGGTCGCTCATCGTGTGCCGCCATTCGGTACCGTCCGGGCGCGTGCCGCTACGCTCCGAGCCGCGCGGGTTCTCGACCGAGATATCCAGCCCCTGGAAACGCACGTGCCCTTTCCGGTAGTTGCCGGCCTCGATCTGCGCCGGCGTCGGCTCCGGGTGCCTGTTGGTAGGCGATGTGGCGGCCTGGTGCGCCTGCTCGTCGATCCGTGCCGCCTCGGCTACTGCAGGCGATCGCTCGGCGGCCGGCTCTGCAGCAGGACGATCCGCTCGAGCACTGGCTCGTCTTCCGGCAGGCTGACCAGCCCCTGGCTCAGCCGCTGGTACCGGCGCCACGTCAGTTGGCCGAGCAGGAACAGCAGCTGCAGCGCCTGCGTTTCGCTCATCGCCGGGCCCGGCGCGGTTACCAGCATCCTCCACCTCCTGCTGTGCCTTGGGTTGGATTCGAAAGTCCCGCTTGCCGCGCTGCACTACCTCGAACGCCGCCGGCGCCGGCAGGCGGCCCAGGGCGCGCCCGGCCTGCAGGCGGTTCGTGTACGGCTTGGCCATGGCCTGCTGCTCTGCCTGCACACCTTGCACGGCGCGTGCCGCAATGGCCCGGCTGGCCCCGGTCTGCTGGGCAATGGCGGCGGCGTCCAACTGCTCGCCCGCGGCGGCGTGCTGGCGCAGGCCCGGCAGCAGGGCGTCGACGCTCGGCCGCTGACCGGCACGCGCCTGCTGGTCCATGCCCGGGCCACCAGGCAATGCACGCTGCCGCTCCGGCGTTACGAAGGGCGCCACCGGGCCGCGCTGGGCGTTACCCTGGCTGTCCACCACCAGGGTGTCCGGCGCCGGCAGGGCCAGGGTGGGCGCCGGCGGCCGGCGGACAGCAACGGCGAAGCCACCTTCATGGGGCACCACCACCGGCTGCTCGCCGGCCTGGGTAGCCTCGTCCACGGCGCGGAGCAGGCGCACGTCGCGTTCGCTCTTGAACGGGCGGCCGTTCTTCTGCACCCGGAACTCGAAATCGGGATCGCCGGACACCGGCGCGGCGGCGACCTGCTCGGCCTCCATAGGGCCGGTGTCCATTTCCACGGTGGGCAGCGGCGGCTGCTCGGTGACATCCTCGACGGCCTGCGGCCCGGTGTCGTATTGGACTTCCGGCAGTTGTGGTTGACGTGCCTCCTCGGTTGTCATCGTCGCCAACTGCTCGTCGGTGACGCCCAGGGCGCGGAGCTGGTTGCGCTCGTAGGGCGTGAGGTCGTCGGCGGCCATGCCAGTATCCGTCGCAGCCGGCGGCATCACCGCGGACGAATCAGCGCCAGGCGCCGGCAAGGCCAGAACGGGCTGCGCCGACGCTTCAGCCTGACCGTCAACGGCGACCGTGGCCGCGGCCGACAGCGGCCCGGCGTTCGGATCGAGGCCCATCTGCTCGGACGGCTTGCGCAGCCGGCCGGCGGCCGCGGCACCGCCACCAGCAACCCCGCCGCCCAGGGCGCCGATCAGGCTCGCGTTCGCGATGTCGCTGACGCCCTGCTGGTCGAAGGCCTGGTGGTTCGGATCGACGCGCTGCACGGCCAGGTTCTCCACCGCCGTCTGCGCGCCCTCGGTGGCGCCCTCGGCGCCGGCCTGCTTCAACGCCTGGCGGGCAATGCCGCCGGTGCCGCGGCCAGCCAACCGGCTGATCAGCCCGACCTCGGGCAACGCGTCGAGCGCACCGGCGGCCGCGCCGTAGGCAGCAGCCGTGCCCGGGGCGTATTGCCCGGTCTTGTCGTAGATGTCGCCGTAGATCGAGCCCTGCTCGGTGCCCACCGAGTTCGCGGCCACGCCGGCCATCGCGCCGCGCTGCGCCAGCTTGTTGCCGTAGGCCTGGGCCGCTTTCTCCGCCGTGGCGCGGGCCACGCCCTTGGCTACCTGGTTCTCGGCGAAGCGCTCCACCGCCTTGCGGCCGGCGACCTTGGCCACTGCACCACCGATCCCGCCGGTGGCCACCGAGCTGGCGGCGAACGGCACCAGTTGGCCCAGGCCCTGGGCCGCGTACAGCGCCGCATCGTGCGCGCCGTGCACATCCTCGAATCGACCGACCGCCGGTGCATTCTCCGCCGCCTCCTGCTGGTTGCGCTGGTAACCCTCCAGGCCCCAGTCGCGCAGGCCATCGGCGCCCGCGGCATCGCCGGCCAGGCCCGCCAGGCCGTACAGGGTGCCCTGCAGGGAGTCGACGCCGGCGCCGACGCCCTTGGAGAACTCACCGGAGATGGAGGGTTGCCCGGGCGCGCTCAGGCCAAATTCTTCTGCAAGCGAGGATCGGCGAGTGGTCGGCGCATTAGGGGAAGCGCTGGTGTCACCAGATTGGCTCACCACCCCAAGGCCGAACTCTTGTGAAAGGCTGCTCATTCCGCTCTCCAAGGAAGAGGCTAGTAATGCGGGCAGCTTCCCGGAAGGGTGTGGCGAAGGCGAACCTTAGAGGGGGACGGTATCACCAGTACTGGTTTTGAGGCGGGCCGAATATTAATTGCCAGACATAGAAAAACGCCCCGAACAAGAACAGAAAAATCAGCCAGCCAATAAGAATAGAAAGGACGCTCTCATTGCGCTTCGTGGGTTGTGCATTCTTTTCCCAATATCTTGCGGAAGGCACTTTTACAACGGGCTCTTTCCGACCTCCAAATTGAATCCTATCCACCAACTCAGTCTTGGAGAATCCACTACTCCATGATTCCGCCAGCGCTCCACCGTACGGGCAGTCACTCAACTGCAGCCCCTGGCGGTATGCTTCACGCCCTTCCGCCTCAGCCTGGCCGCGCCTTATATCATCAGCAGTTATGAGTTCGACGGAAGGATCTTCTCGGAAAAGCGAAACTCCAGTTAATTTATCGTACTGCTCTCTAAGGACCGGATCGGAAAGAATTAAATACGCTCTATTAATTTCGCGAAACCGACTCTCTGCCATTTCTGAATTATCTGGATGGCGATCTGGAAGCCACTTATCAGAAAGGGCTTTATATGCAGCATATAGCTCTTCTGGGCTGGCTCTTTCGTCGACTTGCAGTGTCTCGTAGTGTGTCCGCATGGGCTCCCTCCGCTCAATGGCAGAAGGCTACCACGACACGCAATCACAGCAAGACTTGTTCTCGCAAACGACCGTCATGTAGTGGGGTAGATCAGCCGCAGTTGCCCCGGCAGACCAAATGCCTGCATGCACCGCGCCTCAAAATCCTTCCTGTCGGTCGACGAGTTGGCCAGCAGCGTGACCATGGCGATCTGCTGGTCGAGTCGATCGCGACCACCATCGGTCAGCCACTGGTGCATCCGCTCCGACTCGCCGCGGCGCAGCTTCAGTTCCGCATGCACTTCCTTCGGCAGGATGGCGGCGTATACCCAGCGGTCGGTGATCTGGCCGAAGATGGCCGGCGTGCCGTTGGCGTGGCCGGCGAATACCGTCCCGGTGATCCGGGCGATGGCGCGGTAGTAGTCGTCGCCGAAGCGCTTTTCCCAGGGCGCCGGCGCAGTCAGCAGGATCATGCCCATCACGCTATCCAGGCCGGCTCGATTGCGAGCGTCACGAAAAGCCTTCACCAGCCTGAGCTTGAGATCGACCACGAGGTCGCTATTCCGGGAAAGGCTCAGGAGGAAGTAAGCCTGATCTTCGTTCAGTAGCGCAAAACGCTCAGCCTTTCCGCCGCCCTGGGCTCGCCGACCAACTTCTTTTTGAAACGGCAGTTGGCCGAGCTCCTCAAACTTCCGCTGATAGCGTGCGATAAGAGCGAAGCTGTGTTTATGTTTCACGCCAAGCTGCTCGGCAATTACGCGGCTGTCGACGCGCGCCTCGCCTGCAGAGTGCACGAGTTGGATGACACTGGATTCGTTCATGGGCACGCTCCTGCTCCCGGAAGAAGGACAGCAGGCTGGACGCCTGGGAGCGGGCAGTCGTCCTTTTCGGGAGCTACCCTAGCCTGCTGGCCCCAGGGCGAACCCAGGGACAGGCCGAGTGTGGGATGGCGGCTCTGAACGATACGAACCTTACAGGGGGTTCAGGCGAGGCAGGCATGAAAAAGCCCGCCAGTGTGGCGGGCTCAGTTTCGGTGGGAGGGGGTGCCGGGAGCACGCCTTACAAGGGGAGGGACTGTCTCCCTACACCTTCAGGTGGGGCTCAGGTGTGAGAGGAGGTGATGGTGATGTTTACCTGCGCCGGCTTCACACCGTAGATCCGAGCCAGTTCGCACACCGCCCTGTCCAGGGTGAGCGCGTCAGGACCATCCAAGGCCAGAGTTGGAACTGGATCACCAAGGGAAAAGAACTGATCATTGTCGAAAGAGTGAGTGATGCGCTGATCTTCGGCATCGTACCGGCTGAAGTTGCTCATGACCTCCAAGAAGAAGGGATTCGAGTCCTTATTCCACACGTTCCGAACTTCCGAAAACCTGACGAGCGCCTTGCCATCCTCGACCGTTGGAAGAACTACTTCGCTGATCTTTGCGACCCAATAGGCAATATGGCCGTTGCAAAGTACTAGGTACTCAGTACCAATCCACATCGGCAATTCAGACACCCCAATAGGCAGTGCCAAACTGCTGTTTCTCTTGATTTCGTCGATATCTTGCCGGCTCAGCGGAAACGAAATTGCCTTGACCATGCAGTCAACTCCTTGTCAATGAGCACTCAACAGTAAGGCATATAGCCACCATCGTCCACTAGGAGCAGAAGCCTCGCGCTTGGACATCCGTCCAGGCTGGGTAAATGCTCAGCTACTCGCCGAAATCGATGTTGGGTAATGTCCAAAAGACATCATGCACCCTAGGAAGAAAACATGGACGATCCGATCAAAAAAATCCCTGCCGGCGATCAATTCATGCTGGGTGTAGTGAACGCCATCCAGGCACTGGCTATAGCTGTCCTGGATGATGAAGTGAAAAGGGAAAAGGCCCAAGGGATGCTCGACTCATTCTTCGAAAGCGCCGCTGCACGTGGGCTTTCCGAAGAACAGATGACCAACTACATCAACGGGCTCTCCTGCCTTGGCCTTGCCGTGACGAAATCAAGGGATCACTGACGAGCATTAAGGCGATCGCAAGCATCTGTAAACAGTGCATTGATTTGCCGAGCCATCTTGGCAGACTGCTGGGCCTGCAAGGCTGCAACCTTTTTCGCTACTCTGTCTGCTAGCCGATCGAGAAATACCTCATCGGCCAGCAGGCGCTCCAGATCGCTTTCGGAAATGCCTTTCATATCCACCTCGATTCGTTGAGTGTCCAGTGAAAAGATCGCTCGCCGCTGTCGCCCTTCTCGCCCTCCCCGGCCTGGCCATGGCCGGCAACTTCGCCACCTGCCTGCTCGATGAGCTGCCCGGCACCCAGAACGACAACGCCGCCGGCGCCGCCTACCAGGTCTGCAGCGGCAAGTACCCGGCGCGCTACGACGGCGTGGCCCAGGGCTCCGGCCGGGGCTTCTTCGGCTACGACTCCGGTGCCGAGTGCGCCCTGGCCAAGGCCAAGGACACCCGGAGCAACAACGCCGCTGGCATGATCCGGGTGGCCTGTAACAGGCTGTACAACAAGCAGTGCTCAGCCCTAGCTCAAGAGTTCGGGCTGAACTGCCAGTCGCGTTAAGAGACCATCACTCCTTTCGCCCGCAATGCCCGGATGTAGTCGTCAACCGACACACCATCCTCCTTCGCCGCACTCTGCACCTCGGCGCGACTGACCGAGCGACGCAGCGGCGCCCCTTGAGTGGTGCCGCCCGCCACCGGCTGCCCCGTGGTCACGTCGATCAACTGCGTCCCGCGGATATCCCGACCGTTCTCGTCGCGGCCCAGGATCACGTCCTGCGACCGGTAGCGGTCTTTCGGTTGGGTGATCAGGTTGATGTAGGTGTCGCGGGCCTGCTCGCGCTGGGCCTGGGTGAGCGTGGGATCGACCATGGAGGCCTTGAGGCCGTCGATGCGCTGCTGATCCTGCAGGCCGTACCCGCCCTCTTGGACCTGCTGCTGCAGGCGCTGCTGGTTGAGCGCTTCGGTGCCCATCCGCTGGGCCTCGCTGGCGACGCGCTGGTTCGCCAGGGCGGTGCTGTTCTGGGCCTGCTGGCGGGTGGCGTCGGTGTTGGCCAGGCGCTCCTCGAGGCGGGCGTTCTGGATGTCCACGTCGCTGGGTGCCCGGGTGCTGTCGCGCACGACGGTCAGCTGGCCGCCGTTGTTGCCCAGCTCGCCGCGGTGGGCGGTCTCGACCATCTGCTGCCGCTGCTGGTTGGCGCGCTCGAAGCGGTCGAGGGCCAACTGGGCGTCGCCGGCCTGGGCCTGGGAGAAGGTGCCGACGCCGTTGCCGAGGTTGGCGGCCGAGCCGGTGGCGGCCAGGTCCTGGTCGTTCTGCAGGCGCATGGCGGCCAGCTGCTCGGGCGTGCGGCGGTAGGCGCCGTACCCGGGCTGTGCCGCCGGCGCGGCCGCTGGGCGGCGGGCACCGAAGTTGCCGTAGTTCGGCACGGCCGACGCTACCGTGGCCGCATCGTTGCTGAATTCGGCCTGGCCGCTGGGGCCGACGCGCGCTGCAATCTCGCCACCCTGGCGCTGGACGCCGAAGCCGGTGCGCGCCCAGCCATCCTGTCCCGCCGGCTGTTGAGCAGAGGCATCCCCAGGGGTCGGCGCGGCGGCTGGCGGCAAGACATTCGACGTCCCGGCAGGACCAGCCGTTGGCGGCATGGGCGCCTTGTCGATGCCCAGTGCCTGGCGAGTACCGTAGCCGGCATTATCGCGCAACCCCGCCGCGCCAGCGGACATCTCGCCCCAGCCCTCGGCGGCCAGATTGCCTGGGCCTTCGCGCCAGGGCTTGATCTGGCTGGTGTCGCCGCCGGCCGCCCAACCGGCAAGGTTCCGGACACCATCAGCCGCAGCAGCCGGCGCATAGAGCAGAGCCCCTCCTACTGCCTTACCAGCACCACCAAGGCCGCGACCAAGACTTTCGCCAACGCCCTGCGTTGGGGCAGTGTCATTGTTCGGCTGTGCGGGTGCTGCTGGTTGCCCTACAGGTCCACGCGGCCCCGTCACTGGTTGATTGAACTGGGACTGCATCTGCTGGGCGCGCGCCTGGTTACCAGGGATTGCCGGGTTCTGGGGCAATCCTGTCGCCTGCTGCGCTGCCGCCGGGGTGTTGGTGACATCGAAGCTGGTCTGCTTGGGCTTCAGTGGATCGTCGACCAAGCCACCGTTCGCGTAGTTCTTGCGGCGAACCCCGAAGTTGCCGTAACTGGGGGTTTCGCCCTGCTTCGCCTTGTCGCGGTAGGCCCCGAAGTTGCCGTAGTTCGGCACCTGGCTGCGCGCCTCATGGATGGCCTTGCCCTTGCGGTAACCCTCCACGCCGAGTTGCACCTGGCCGCCGTTGGCGAAGAAGGTGTCGCGCGCGTCGTTCGTGGGCTCCGGCGTCGGGGTGTGGGTGACGGCCTTCACGGCGTCCAGTACTTGGGCGCCGAGCTGCTGCACCTGCTCCGGCGGCACTTCGAACTCGCCGTTGCTGACGTTGACCGGGACCTTGTTGCGATAGGCGCCGAACCCGGGCTGCGCCGTGGGCGCGCCATCAATCGGGCGCCGGCGCGCACCGAAGCCCATCGCCTGGGTGGTGTCGGCCGGGAGGATGTAGGAGCCCTCGGGCACCTCGTCCTGGATGGAGTCGGAAGTGCCGGTGCCCGGGCCGGTGATGAGGCCGCCGTTGGCCTTCTTGTTGCGGTATGCGCCGTACATGCGGGTGTCCTCTGATGGGTTACCCCGGATCGTGACGCGCGACGCCACCAGGCCCAAGCCTTACAGGGGGACGGTGGCCGGATCCTCGACGGCCTTGTTGGCGTCGGTCCAGAAGTACTTGAGGGTGGTCGCCGGCGGCACGTAGATGGCGGTTGGGGAAATGGTGCTCCCCGCCCCCGGGCGCACAGAACTGGTGCTCCCCATGTTGCTCACCCACAGCCTTCCGTAGCCATCGCCGTCCGGCTCGAGGGAGAACGAGTAGCTGGTCACACGCAGCGCTGGATCTGGTGTGAAGGCCATATTGCAGGCTACCGGGCCATCCGTGGTGTTGCAGAACACCGGCAGACCGGGGTATTCATTCAGCGACATCGCATTGAGCGCCAGATCGCCTGGCTCCTCGTAGAGGAACACCGCTGGGATGTTGTCGATGTAGGAGTAGGCATTGGCCGGGGTTGGTGCCGGGACGGGAATGGTCGACGCGAGGTCGCCCAGCGAAAGCCACGCAGTGGTGACGTACTTCCCGCTGACCTGCATCAGGAACTTGATCTGGTCGCTACCCCGCATCGCCGCGCACATCAGGGTGCCAGCGCTGAAGCTCAGCGGTATCAGGCTGCCGCCAGAGGTCAACAGGCGGAAGCCCCCGTTGTCGCCGAACAGCCAGCCGCCGGAATGCACCGAAGCGACCAGCGTGCCGCTGCGCCCCGAATGCAGAATCACCTCCATGGCGGCGTCGCCGATCCTCGACTTGTACAGCCGGAAGGTCGCTTCGGAGTTGGCCAGCTGCAGTGTGTAGGCGTAGTCCCCGACGAACCACACATACCCATAGAGCGAGGCATAGTAGTCCGCATCCAGGGCTTGGAACGTGACGTTCTGGGGTGTCTCGGCTGCGTTGACATTGACCACGCTGTAGGTCTGCATCAGTTCCGAGTTGGAGATAAAGCCCTGCGCGGAGAGCAGGATGGAGGGAATGGCCATGGGGACTCCTACAGGACCTTCTGTTGGTACGACACGCCGTCGCCGTGACGGTGGGCCTTGAGTTGGTTGCCGGCGTAGAACACGCCCGAGCGGCCGGTGAAGTCCTCGGCCAGCACCTGCCAGACGTAGCCCCCATCGGTGGACAGGTAGACGGTGGCCTCGGTGAACTGGCTGTTGGTGTTGTTCACCGCGCAGAGCAGCACCGCGGGGCTGATGATCTCGCCGGCGTCGTTCTCCACCTCCTGGCTGACCACGGTGACCTTGCCGAACGCCATGCCGTTGTCCAGGCCATCGACGAACACCTCGCCGCGCACCTCGATGGCGCCGGTGTCGAGGTGGTAGGTCACCAGGCGGTGATGCAGCGGCGTCAGCTCCGGCACGACCATCTCCGCGTGCGGGATCGACAGCCAGCACAGCTTGCGCTTGCCGATCTGGTCCAGGCGGTCCTTCACCGCCCCGTCGTCGCCGCGATTCGACACACTGGGGCCGGCATGGCCAGAGGTCTCGGTCGTCAGGTAGGGGGAGATGTCGGCGTACACCCGGATGTCGTGCACCGGGATCGACGGCGTCGGGCCCACCTGGCCGATCTGCCAGCGCGGCGAGCACTGCCAGGCGCCCAGGTCGGTGCCCAGGTCCACCAGCGAGGAGCCGTCGGCGTCCATCCGGATCAGGGCGAAGTTCCCCTCCCCCGTGGGATCGCGGTACACCACCGGTGGCACGGCGGCCGGATCCAGGCGCGAGAACCACTGGCGCCAGCACAGGAAGTAGGCGACGCCGTCGACCGTCACGCTGGCCACCGGGGTGGTGTTGCAGAACGCATCCTGGTCGGCGCCCACCGGCGCGTGCCCGCGGTCCTGGTCCTCGTCGTACAGGTAGACCTCGAACTGGCTCAGGTCGATGTCGCCGGCATCGTCGACGGCCGCGTGCAGCGCCACCAGGGCCTGGCTGGGCGTGTTGATCCGCACGTCGCCGGACGTCTGGTTGGCTACCGCCGCGGTGCGCTGGAACACCAGGCCGTAGCCGCCGTCGTAGCGGCTGACCTGCAGCTGGCGCACCAGGTTGTAGGTGTGCACCGGGTAGACGTGCGGCGAGAGCAGGTTCTGCGCGGGTGCCGCGGTCTGCAGGTTCGCCGGCAGCGCGTAGGTGTCGAAGAAGGCGTCGCGCGCCGGCACCATCCAGGTGTCCTCATCGAACGGATCGAACGCCCGGCGGTCCATGCGCCCCAGGCACAGGTAGATGCCCCACTCGCCGAACACGTCGCACCAGGTCTCGCTGCCCACGACGGCCGTGCTCTGCTTCACCACCGGGATCGCCACCAGCAGCTCGTCGGTGAAGCCGGCGGCGCCGTCCAGGCCGAAGCGGCCGTCGCAGTCCGGCCGGCCGGCGACCGGCGTCTGGAACTGGACCTCGCCGAACACGCTGAAGTAGGTGGGCATCTTGTCCGCCTGGCGCGGCAGGAAGTAGTAGCCGGGCGCGACCGTTGGCACCCGCGACTCCAGCACCACCAGGGACAGCGCCTGGTCCGGCATGGCCGGTGCGTCGCTGGGCTCCGCGCCGGACGGCGAGTAGACCACCGGCAGGCTGCTGGGCATCACCGTCAGGTTGAGGTTCGCCACCGTCGGCGGCAGCACGTACAGCAGGGCGTTGCCGCCGTTGTTTTCGAGCCCGCCGCCCATGTTCTCCAGCGGGTAGTCGCCGACCTCCAGTGCGCTGACGACGGCGTAGGTACCGTTGAACTTCAGCTGCCCCAGGCGGAAGGCGATGTTGCCCGAGGCCACGCTGGCCCCCTTCGCGAACAGGTTGTAGGCGCGGATGGTGTTCACGCTGGGGCGCCACGGCTCCTGCGGCGCCGGCGCGGCCGGCAGGTAGCTGGAGCGGTCGGCCGTCACCAGCGCCAGCGGCGTGGTGTCCCAGTAGCGGCTGATCAGCGTCGCGTCCGGGCCCCAGGGGAAGATCGCGGTCAGCGCCGCCGGCGGATCGATGACGTCGGCGATGGTCCCGAGCGAGGTGCGCTTCACTTGGACGATGAAGCCGTCGAAGATCTCCCGCTTGGTGACGCGGCCGGACATGCGCATCAGCGCGCGCTCCAGCGAGATGACGCGCCGGCGCAGGTACTGGCCGGCGGCCGAGGCGATACGGCGGGTGTTGATCATGCGCCCTGCTCGATATGGGCCACAAGGCTGCCCGCGGCGTTGGCGGCGGACGAGGCGATATCGGCGAAGCCGCGCGCGGCCTGGGCCTGCGACGGCGCCGCGCCATCCGAGGCGAAGACGGCGATGCGGTTGCGGTCAATCTGGGTGTCGGCCTGCGCCTTGCCCTCGGCCGCCTGGAGCTTCAGGCGCTCCATGCTGACCTCGACGTCGTAGTAGTTGCCCAGGGCCTGGTAGAACGCGCTGTAGGCTTGTGCGCGGATCCGCGAGGTGTCGGCGTCCAGCTGGTACACGCTGTGCCACGCCCGGAAGAAGTCAGCGGCGGTGTTGAGGATCCCGGTCTTCAACTGGGCCGACAACTGCACGGCCATCTTCAGCAGGTCGTTCTTGATCTGGGCATCCTGGATGGCCTGTTCCCGGTTCACGTCCAGCAGGGCGTCGGCGGCGCGCCGCTCGGACTGGGCGAGCTGGTCGACGAGCGCCCCCGGCGGCAGGCTGAAGCCGCGGGCGGAGAAGTTGGCCTCCAGGGTGCGCTGCTCGCTGGCCACCGTGCGGTAGGCGCGGTCGCGTGCCCGGTGCCACACCAGGTCGAAGATGCTGCTGTCGATGCCGAACGGCTGCACGCCACTGATCACGTTCGCCAGCCAGTCCTCGGGGATGGTGCTGAAGCTGCCGTTGATGGCCGGGAAGTACTTCGCCATCCAGTCATCGGTCTGAGCGTTCAGCGCGGTGATGTTGGCGTTGGCGTTGTCGCTGCCGTTGAACAGGTCGCTGAACTGCGGCGGTGCGCCCACCGACAAGCTGGGCACCTGGTAGCTGAAGCCGGTCTCCTTCAGTGTCGGCTTCGTACTCAGGTTGATGCGGCCCGCGCTCAGCGAGGCCAGCCCGATTGCCTGCTGCGACAGCGCGAACAGCTCCTGTGTCGTGCTCCCGTACTCACCTGCCATCTGCTATCTCCCCAGGCGCCTGGCGCTGACGCCGACGCTCCATTCCACGTTTTCGATCAGGGCCTCGGTGGCATCGGCGATTTCCACCTGCAGCTGCCAGTACCGGCCGCTCACGCCCTTGGCGGTCTGGGCGCGCACATTGGGCGCCGAATGCCGCGGCCGGTAGACGCGTTCCTTGCCGTCGTCGGTCGTCACCTTCAGCAGCACATCGCCGTCGGTGCTCAGGCCCAGGTAGATGAAGTCGATGAACTTCTTCTGCGGGGTGCCGAACTCGTCGATGGCGAACGACACCGCGGCACTGAGCGGCGAGCCGTCATCGGTCGTCCCGGTAAGCTCGTACAGCCCGTCCGGGCGCACGCCGAAGGTGCGCATGCCCACCCGGGCGAAGCCGGTGAAGCCGAAGTTCTCGTAGCGGGTGACCGCGCCGGTGGCGATGTTGGTTGCGTACTGGATAAGCGCGCGCCGGGAGTCGGCCAGTGTGTCGCCGATCCCCAGCCCGCTCGACAGCAGCGCCTCGATCACCCTGACGGCCGAGACCTCGTCGCCCAGCGCCAGCGCTTCCACCAGGTCGGCCGACAGGTAGATCATCAGCTCGCAGGCGTCGCCGATGGTCAGCCCCTCGTGCAGGGTGGCGATCACCACGGGATCCACCACGTAGGTGTCGGTCAGGCGCAGGTTCTGGGCGACCGCCCAGTGATTTGCCGGCTCGGTGCTCTGCTGGAACATGCCGATCGCCGGCGGCGTACCCAGGCGCATCTCGCCGTAGACCCCCTCGGACATCAGCATGCGGGCCGGCGGCGTGGACAGGTCCATCCCGCCGATCGCGCCAGCGCTGCCCGACATTCCCACGTAGAACGGCAGCGCCATCTCCATGCCGCCGGCGGTCACGGTCGGGACGCCGCCGTAGGCCTCCATGGTCGCCGCGGGCAGCACCAGCGACATCCCGGAGATCGCGGATGCCGCCAGCTTGCCCAGTGCCGGCGGCGTGACCAGGTTCATGCCCCCGTTCGCCCCGGACACGGCGCCGCCAAGGTACTCGATATCGGGATCCTCGACGAAGTCGCCAGCGGCATACAGCGACGCCAGCAGGCGCTTCGAGCCGCTGGAGGGCTTGCTGCTGGTGTAGGTCCAGGCCCCTACCGCGTAGGCGATCACGCCAGCGGTGCGGGTGATCGTGATCTCCGGCGCAGCGGAAGGCAGCGGTGTCGGCGTCGCCACCGCGATGCCGCCCTCGATTATCGAGAACCCCGAGGCCGTGGCCATCACCCCGTGTTCCAGGCCAGTGAGCCCGAAAGCCTTCGTCGTCGTGGCCGCCACGCCGCATGCGGCCCCGATCGGGCTGCGCGGCAGCCGGAAGGTCACCCGGAAGTCGCCGTCCACGGCCTCGCGGCTGCGCGCGCCGGCGTTCCAGCCCAGCAGGCTGTCAACGGAGGTGCGCGCCGGGATGGCCGGTTGCTCGGGAACGGCGTCAGAGCAGATCGTGGTCTTTGTCGTCTTGGTGTAGACGTAGTACAGCAGCCACTCGCTGTTGTCGCTGTTGACGCTCTGCACCTGGTTGATCGGCATCTTCCTGCCGGCGCTGCTCTTGTTGTAGGCGCCGACCTTCCACCGCACGTAGGTGAGGTCACCCGTGGCTGTGCCCATGAACTGGTAGATGGTCGAGGTGACCTCGACGGTGTAGCAGCGAGGGGGTATCGCCGGAACGTAGGGGCGCCCCGGCTCGTACTTGATGACGGACTGCTTGGTCAGCCGGTTGGCGCCCATGGCCTCACCCGTTAGATCGAGGCCGGAACGGTGATGGTCGCGTAGTCGACGGTCTGCACTTCGCTGACAATGACGGCGTCCTTCGACATGTTCAGGTCGAACCCCAAAACGCCAGCAGTACCCTGGATGCGGATATCGGTGGTTGAGGCCCCGTTGGTATCGGCTGGCGCCTGGAGGCGGAAGAAGCTGATGGTGCCGGCGGCAACCACCGTGCCTTTCCAGGCCTCGGAGGTCGATTTCGACAGGACGCCCCCGACCGCAGCAGATTCCCAGCCGAGACCGCCGCCGCCACCGTCCACCGAGATGGTGTACAGCAGCACGGCATCACCGCTCAGCGCCGCATCCGCGGTGGCCGGGATGGTGCCGGAGTAGACGTTGATGACACAGCCGGCCAGGGCCGCCCGGAAGGACGACACGGCCATGACGGCATTGCGGAGGCCCGTGCTCAGTTGCATGGTTCTTGCTCCTGGGATCAGTAGGTGGAAAGCAGAGTGATGGCGATGCCGAGGCGGAAGGTGCTGCCCGCCGGCACGTCCTGCGGCGTGGCGAAGCGCGCGATCGACAGCAGCGTTCCGGTGTTGCCGGCCTTGGCAGAACTGGAGACCAGGAATCCGCCGTACAGCCGTGTGTCGGCCGTGAAGGTGAACTCCGCCCGGCTTGCCAGGTTGCTAATCACCGAGGTGCCGTCGTAGGCGTTGTCCCACAGCGGGCGGGAGGCCTGGCTGTAGTTTGTGGCCTCGCCGGCGTTGGTCGGAAGGTCGGCGGCGGTGGTCGCACTGGAGGGCACGAAGTTGCCGGCGAACACCCCGGTATACCAGTTGGGGATCAGCGCGCCCTGGCCGCGAATGAACCCCGCCAACAGGTCCATCCCCACCTGAGGGATCAGGTTCTTCTGCACGACCTCGCTCAGGACGCTGCCGTCCGGGGCCACCACCTCGCCGTGATAGACGAACCCGAGCTTGGCCAGGCCCTCGGGGATAATCAGTTCGTTCATGGCGTGATGATCTCCACGTCGTAGTAGTCGCTGGCGGCGAGCGGATTGCCCCCGCGAGACGGCGCAAGCGTCGTCACCACCAACTGGTTGCCGTTGTGCTCCAGCAGGCCGGCGGCGCCATGGCCCGCCTGCTCGGGAAGGAAGTTCGCGGCGCTCGACAGGGCTACCAGGCCCTGGTCGTCGCCGATGGCCAGCCCGTACTGCGTCATCCAGGCGGCGCGACCGTCGGGCAGCACCAGGGCGGTCCCGCGGACGGCGCCGTGCTCGAACACGGTTCGCCCGCCGGGCTCGTCGGTCTCGGGGTTGGAGAGGAAGTAGGTCTTGTCGGCGCAGACGTAGACGCCACCGTCGACCGCGACCACCAGGTCGATCGGCGCCGGATACTGGAAGAAGCCGCGGGAGGCATCGCGCAGGTGCGGCCGGAACGGGAGGGTGAACCACAGCACCGAGCCGGTGGCCAGGTACAACACCCCACCACGTGCGGCGATAAAGTCAGCCACCAGCGGCCCGCGGAGGTTCGCGGTCTCCAGCCTGGCGGTGTCGTCGCGCAGCACGCCCACCGACGCCTGCCCCGTGCCTTCGAACTGCAGGTACAGGGCGCCGCCTTCGCGCGGGCCCACGTACAGGCGTACCTTGCCGCCAGGTGGAGGCACGGGCAGGTCGAACTGCAGCGAGCTTCCAGCCGGTACCTGGAGCAGCAGCGGGGAGCTGGTCGCGCCCTCGTCGCCGTGCGCATCGATGAAGGTCGCGGCGACCTGGTAGTAGCCGGCCGCCAGGCCGCCCTGGCCGATGGTCGGCAGCGGCTGGCTGGTGACCGTCGGCACGCCCCAGGCGCGCAGAACCTTGCCGTCAAAGCGCCAGGTCTCGGTCTCCGTGCAGAAGAACAGCTCTTCGTTGAGCACGTCGCCGACCAGGCGCCCTGCCCCATCAACTTCGGCGAGCAGTTGCCGCACACCCTGGTCGACGTCGAAGCTGTAGAGCGCCGGGCCATCCGCGTACAGGACCTTGCGCCCCACCGCGAGCGGGCCACGCGCCGCGCCGGCCGGTTGCACCTGGGTGAAGCCGGTGCGCAGCTCGAACGCACCACCCACGATCGGATCGACGTTCACCGCATCGCGCACGGTGCCCGCCGGCATCGCCTTTGCGTCCGCTCGGTTGTTGATCCCCTGCGACCAGTTGCTGCGCAGCTCCATGACACTCTCGCCCTGTGGTAGTTGTGGCGAGTGTCTAGACCGCGGCGACTAGGCGCGAACCCTACAGGGGGTAGCCGGCTGCGGGGCCGAAGTGAAAAGCCCGCCAGGTGGCGCGGGCTAGGCCCAGGTGCGCCAGGGCGTTTCCGGTTCCGGCAGCTCCATGCCGGCCGGCCATTCCAGCAGCCCTCGGACCTGACGTTGGCGAAATAGCCGGCCCGCGGCACAGGATCCGCGCCCTCCTCCACCGGCAGGTCGTACCAGGTGCCGATGATGTCGAGAACGATGCCCTGGGCCGGAACCAACTGACCGTCGTCGAGCGAGGCGGCGCCGGCCGCCAGCAGGGCCTGCTCCAGGTCCTGAGCAGAGGCAGCACGGAGGTAGTAGTCGATCATGCGGTGATCCTCTGCAGTTCGCTGTCGAACAGCCGGCGTGGCCAGTAGCGGATGCGGCGGATGTGGCCGTTGAATGAAGCAGCGGTGACATTCGCCTTGACGAAGGCCAATTGCGTGACGCTCGGGATGCTGCCCGAAACATCCGGAGCGCCAAGACTCCCATCAGCAGCAGCCTGAAACGAATTGAGCATCCAGGTAGCGGCAGTTTTTCGCGTCACTCCGGCCACTACCGGAGCCCCGACTGAAATCGAAGCCTGGGCTACTCCGTCGGCGTAGACATCGAAGAGCGGCCGCGCGGCTTCGGCGCGCTGGCGAATGATGTTCGTCCCGCTGCCCTGAAGAACCCACACAGGGCTATTCGTCGCCAGCCCCCCAGAGGCATCCCACTCGGCGTATATCGTACCCGCGACAGGGTTGAACCAAGGACTCAGCGTATTCACGCTCGCCACATCAGCAGCGCGGGTTACCTGGGCGCTTGTGGTGGGGATGTAGCTGGTGGGGAAGAGGCCTACCTCGGCATTACATGCAACAAGGGTGACATCGCCAGGGACCAGTTGATTGCCATTGGCCCCCATGCCGAATCTCGCGAAACCGTTGCCGCCCGTGGCGTTGATACTGACAACTGCCGCAATTACATCACCGACGGCAACATTTGTCGTAGCTGGAACGGATACTCCATTCACCAACAGCCCGCTCTGAGAATTTCCTCCAGGCAGGTTGTCCCAACGAATAATTGCCCCAACGGGCACGGCGCCGACCACCGCAGAAACGCGAGCCGATGCGACATAGTTGGTATTTGCCGAAAGCGTAACACTGCGAGCAATAAAGGGCCGCTCCGACGACGATGCTGCCGCCGTACGCAGGCCAGTCAAACCATATACAGCGGGATACCCTACAACTCCACCGCTTCCAGCGAAGCCCAATTGCCAGCCCGTTGGAGGAACTGCTTCTCCGCTGTTCGTTCCGGCAGTTCCGCCAGCTAAAACGCTGTTCAGCAGCAAATTCGTCCTCTGCTCCTCCACCAACAAACCGCGCAGCGCCAGCGTCACGGGATCGTAGTCGAAGCGGGGTTGGTTTGCGGCGACCTGCTCCAGCACGCCGGAGGCATTAAAGCGCCAGGCCGCGCTCGACCGGGTGAATGTGATCAGGTCGGCGAAGGCGACGCTGCTCATGCCGCCGGCGCCGTCGGACACTCTGTAGGTCTGAGCCAGGAAGTCCAGGTCCAGGGTGGGCAGCGCAGCCGGACTGCCCACGGCCAGGCGCTTGAGCAAGGGTTTCAGTGCGGCGCCCATGTCACACCGCCCCGGATGCGATGGCGTTGATACCGGCGGCGGAGGCCTGCAATTGCAGCGTCTCGCCGCTGCCGATGTTCAGGCTGCGCAGGTCCAGGGCGTAGCTGCTCGATGCGGGTACCGAGCTGGCGGGCAGGATCACCGCGCCGCCGGACAACCGCAGTTGCACGTTGATAGCGTTGGCCGGATCGGTATTGGCGACCAGGATCGAAGCCAGGATGGCGGCCTCACCGACGACGTCGGTCCAGGTGTTGTTCGTGTAGGCGGTCAGCTTCCAGTTCTTCGGCGTCATTTCACAGCCCCATCCAGTGACGTGCATCGTTGTCCGCGGCAACGTGAGCCGCGGCGCCAGCGGGATCTGCGCCGACGTCCGTCGCCGTCAGCTCCGGCAGCACGGCTTTCGGCAGGGTTTCTCCGGCCTGGAACTCCCCCAGGCGCACGGGATTGCCCATCTCATCGAGGATGAAGCGCAACGGTTTCTTCTCAGCCATAAGGGCCTCCGATGGCGGGCACGCTCGATAGCGAGCCATCCGCCAGCTGAATCGGTATCTCCCCGCGCGCGTCGAGCGGCATGCGCGCCAACTGGCCATCGGACAGGACCACGGCGAGCTGGGGCGCGGAGAGGTTCATGGGGTACGCCACCACCAGGCCCGTGGCATTGGTGACGAACTGGTCGTACCCGGCGCCGCGGCGCACGAAGTAGATGCTGTTCGCCTCCAGTTCCGCCGGCAGGCTGGCGACGACCTTGTGGTGCAGGACCGTGGCCACGGCGTCACCAGTTCAGCGTCGACCAGCTGCTGCTGACCGGCTCGCCGTCGTAGGTCAGGCCGTCGGCGCCAGCGCCGAGCAGATCCAGAGTGGCCTTGTTGGCGTGGGTGTGGCTCTGGCTGACGGCGGTGTCGATCTGCGCCGGCGACGACGTCGGGCGGCCGGTGATGCTGGTCCACTGCACCACCACGTCCATCGACTCGTACTCGGCGACCTTGCTGAAGGCGTCCTCGGCATGGTCGTAGGCGTACAGCGCGGAGCCGGCCGCCACCGACGGATCGTCCGTGGCGTCGATCACCAGCACCAGGACGTTGCGCTGCAGCGACGCCGCCAGGGCATCCCGCGCGGCGATGTCCGGCACGATCTCCAGCGCGTTGATGGTGGCCACCGCCTCGTCGACGGCATCGCCGACCAGGGCGTTGATCATCGCCGAGTTGCCCAGCGCCTTGGCCGTGCCGGTCTGATCGGTGATGTAGCTCTCGGCGTAGCCGCCGTTGAGCACGTAGTAGAAGGCGTTGGGCTGCAGCGTGCCCGGCAAGCTGCTGACCTTGTAGAACTGAACCTGGGCCATGGGGCCTCCTTACCAATCGTTAGCTTCCCACTCGGCCGCGCCGCTTCCAGGCTCACCTTTCCGCCCCTGCAGGCCCGCCACCACGTTGAACAGCGGCACACCCTGGTAGGCCAGGCCCTGCGGCTGGCGCTGCTGGATGGCCACCGCCCGCGGCTCCTGCGGCTCGATCGAGAGCCCCACCGACTCCAGCGGTTCCTCGGCCAGCACCAGGTCGCGCTCGTCCTCGGCAACCGCTACCGAGTGGTCGGCGGGTACGGCGATGCGCACGAGCCGGTCGGCTGGACGCCCTACGTCGCTCACTTCACCAGCTCCTGGCAGACGTTGAACCGGCCGCGCGCCAGGCGATACTTCTCGCCGGTGGGCGCCGTGATCTCGATCTCGTACTCGGCGTCGCGGATCTGCTTGTCGACGAACGCATCCGCGGGGATCTCCAGCTGGAAGGTCGCGGTTTCCGCGTCAACGACGATCATCGGCGACGGACCGGAGCTGCTGGCCTCGAACAGGGTGTTGGTATCCGCCGGCGAGCGGCGCACCTGCATCAGGGCGGAGAAGCCCGTGATGTCGGCGCGCTCGTAGTAGCGGATCACCCCGCCGCCGGCGTAGGCATCCAGGCACAGGCCGTTGATGTGGTTGATCGACAGCGTGTCGACGTCCACCACCTCGGCGATGTACGGCGCCCCGGGCTCATCGTCGCAGCCGGTGTTCAGGTTGGCCGGGCGCTTCAGGCAGAACACCCAGTAGGGCCAGCCGTCGCGCAGGTCATGCCCGGGCGCCGTCAGAGCCACCGGAGCAGCCTGCGCCACCCCGGTGATGGGCTTCCACACGAACCGACCCTGCGCCCAGCCGAACGAGGCGGCGAAGGTCTTGCCCTGCAGGACCTCGAGGTCTTGGTGCACAGCGGCCATGCGCCCTCCTTAGGCCTGCAGCAGGCTGGCGGCCAGGCGGTAGCTTGCGGCGTTGGCCAGGTCCTGCTCAGCCTGGTCCGGGTCGTTGCGCACCGCGGCGTTGGTGTCGCAGTAGTCGGCGCTGTCGCCCAGCAAAGCGATGGCAGCAGCCACCGCCGGGGCGTTGTGCAGGCGCTCGCGCAGCAGGTAGCCCTCCAACTGCCATATCTTCTGCAGCGCGTTCTGGCGCGCGATCTTCCGGCCGATCTCCGCGTCGAAGTTCGCCGGGCTGGCGCAGGCGCTCTCGCCGGTAACGGTGAAGCCGTTGCGCAGCACCAGGACGCAGAAGGTCAGCAGGCTGAGCGGCCCGAAGCTCGGCGGATTAGGCCCCATGTGATGGGCACCGCAGTGCTCCGCCCCTTGAGCTGCGGTGAAGTAGTGCTCGCCAGCGATGGCCGCCTCGATGTCAGCCGGCGTGATGCGAGGGGCGGTCAGGCCCTTGGCCTGGATTTCCTGTTCGATCGCGTCACAAGGAACGTCACGCGACGTCACAGTGACGTCACACGCAGTCGGTGACGGCTCCGGTGCTACGTTGACGCTCACGATGCCGTCGCCAATACCGAGGGCGAGCGCCTGGCGCACCAGCTCGCTGATGGGCTCGCGCAGCGCGCTGGCCTTGGTCACCGCGTCGGTCAGTTCGAGGGAGGCGCCACACTTCTCGATGGCCCAGCACAGTTCGCTGATCTGGTCGAGGATCGGAACGCGAGTCTCCAGCAGCTTGTCGACCGCCTGACCTACTCCGAGGGAGCCTCCCACGGACAACTGTCCGGCTGTGTGCATACCCGCGCACTCGCCGATACCGGCGCCCTGGGTGGCGCCGCTGCGCCAGGAATTCAGCTTGTCCTCGCCGATATTGGACGCTTGCGACATTGCGCGCATGTTCGGGCACGGCAAGCCGGTGTTGCCGTGGCCCTCACCACAGGCAAGGCACTTGGCGGCATCGGCCACCTGGCGTTCCAGGCTCTCGGTCTTCGCGGCCTGGCCCTTCTGGTACGGCATCCAGGCACAGTAGCCGGCGACCGGGCGCACCTGGTTGTCATCCTGCACCAGCAGCACGCTGGTCTTGTTGTACGACACCCCGTTGGCATCCATGTACGCCAGGTTGACGCACGTATCCGACCAGACGCGCGCGATCAGCGCGGCGAGCGGCTGGCCGTGTGCGGGCTTCGCTCCCAGGTCATCGGTGGTCGGGTAGTAGTGGACGACGCGGCCGACAGTCGGCTTGATCATGGTGCTGCTCCTCGTTGCTTGCTGAGGTCCACTCGGCGATCCGAGCGGACGATGGCCTGGCACGCCTGCAACTGCAGCGCTACCGCGTCTGCTTCTGCGGCGAATCGAACAAGAAATTCCGCATCCGCTCGCTGAAGTCCGCCTTGCGCTCCACCATCACCGCCGCCGGCGCTGGCGGCAGTTGCTCCGGCACCGGCCGGGGCGGAGCAGGTGAATTTCCGGCGCAGCCGGAGATTGTCAGCGCGCAGATCAGAGAGAGTGCTGTCGAGCTGTGCTTGGGCATCCTGGGTTCCCTTCTGGTAGGCGGCGTCGATGTCGGCCTGCGTCTTCGCCCGGGCGCGCTCGCTGGAAAGCGTGGTGGTGAGCTGGGCCGCCTGGCCCACGGCGGCGTCGGCGCGCGTCGTCTCAGCATCGCGCTGGGCGGCGAGGCTGTCGGCTCTCCACAGCGCGGCGCCGGCGGTCACGGCGAGGATGGCGGCAAGAATCAGCAGGGCCTTGTTCATAGCGTGCAAAGCTCCGCTTCACCCTGCCGGCGGTCCCACAGGCCGCCGCAGTACGGTTGAGGAGTGGCGCAGTCGATCTTCTTCCCGTCGCGGGTGATGTAGCGCCAGGACAGCATCGCGCGGCAGCCGGCCGGCTGGTTCCCGGCATTCAACAGGCGCACCGCGGTGGAGCCCGCGCAGGCCTTGTTCCCGACGTTGAAGCACCAGCTGCCGACGCCGGCCCAGGCTGGTTCGCTCATGCGCACGGTGATGACCGAGTGCACGAACTCCAGGCGCTGGCCGATCTCGGTCCTGCGCCAGGCGTCGCACTCGGCCTTGGTCATGGTTGTGGTCCGAGTAACCCCGGCGGTCTTGCCGTTGCAGATGGTCCAGATGCGGGCGCCGTCCTGGTAGGCCTTCAGGGACTCGCCTTCCTTCTCCCGGATGAACTGATCCATGATCGCGGGCGCACTGGCACCGGCGGCGATCAGGGCCAGCACGGCAGCGCTGAGGAAGGACTTCCGGCCGGCCATGGCGCTTACTCCGCCTCCGCCGAGGCGCAGTCCGGCTCGCCGGCCAGCTCGCGCACGCGGCACAGGCGCGCCATCTCCAGCTCGAACAGGCGCTGCTCGCGGCGATCTTTCCGGGCCTGGTAGATCATGTTGGCGGCGAACGTGGCCAGCGCCGTGAGGATACCCACGATGATGCCGATGTCCGTCAGCGTCAGCGCGCTCAGCGCCGAGATTGCCGCCCCGACGTAGCTGGTAATGCTCATGGTCTTGTCGCTCATGTCGAATCCCTGTTGGCGGCAAGCAATGCCCGGGTTTACGTTGGCGACAGGCTATGGAGAGTGAGGGCGCGGCTGGTAACCCTACAGGGGGTTACCAGGCCACGTTATGGTGGGGCTCGTCCTGGCGGGTGCTGCGGCGCAGGTCGCTGTCCGGGCGCGGGCCGAAGTAGGCGGTGAACTCCGCCTTGGCGTCGGCGGCCTTCTCGACGTTCAGCGTCTCGGCGTCGGGCTGGCTCAGGCCGCGGTACAGCGCCCAGAACACCAGGTAGCGGTGGTGGGCCCGGTGAATCTCCGGCTCGTCGCGTCCGCTGGCCAGGCCGCGCATGGGCAGGCGGAAGCCCTCCAGCGCCAAGGTGGCCTCGGTGGTGGGCCTGGGCACCAGGCGCAAGCTGACGTCGTCGCGCACCACGTACTCGACGCGGCCGGTGCGGTCGCGCCAGCCGGGCATGCGGCGGTCCAGCTCCTCGGTGGAGGTCAGCACCAGGGGCCGGCGGCGGCCGCAGCCGTGCTCGACGATGCCGATGAAGTCGGGCTCCACCAGGTCGGAGTGCATGCGGTAGGTGGCCACTCCGGCGGTGACAGCGATCTCGCACAGTGCCGGGTTCTCCGACTCGTGCAGCAGGCGGCCACGAACGGCCGCCTCCTCTTCCGCCTGGGCAAGCCAGCGCTCGATGTCCTTGTCGCTGAAGAAATAGTCGCCGACCGTATCCCTGGTGATGGACCGGAATTCAGCGATCAGCTCCGCCAGCTTCATACGACACCGAACTGGTCGACCAGCTGGAGCACCTGGGCCCGCAGGTCATCGATGGCGCCGCGCTTGTCCAGCTTCTGCTTGAAGTTGGTCAGCGCGAAGTGGGCCAGCGCTTCCTTGCTGGTCATGTGCGTCACCTGGTCACGCACGTCCTGCAGGTTGGAGTGCTCTTCGTGCTTCTCCTGCTGGGCCTTGGCGGCCTGGGCGAGGATCTCGGCGGTATCGTCGGTCTGCGCCGGCTGCTCGGCCGGGGGCGCCGCAGGGATCGTACCCTCCGCGAACTGGTCGGGGTGACGCAGGAACTTGCGGGCGATGTCCGGCGGCAGCACGCGTACCTGGCCCTGCACGAAGGTCAGGCCGGTGCCGTAGACGCGGTCGGTGAAGTCCGGGCGGCGGCCGACATACGCCACGGCGACATGGCCTTGGGGCACATCCTGCAGTGTCACGACCGGCGCACTGGGCGCCGCGGGCATGTTCTCGATGAACTCCCGAACCGCCTCCTCGGCGTCCGGCAGGTCCTTCAGCGCGTGCACCACGCCGCGGAACAGGTAATCCTTCGACTTCTGCTCGGGCGGCAGCTCCTCGTAGGGGCGGCAGCACGGGTGCAGCTTCTTCTCGGCATCCTTGACCTCGCCATAGGCCCAGCCGTCGGCGAGCTTCTGTTCCAGCCAGGATGCATGCGACTGCTCGGGGGTGGCATCGGGGTTGGCCAGGTGCATGTCCACGCCGGCGAGCGCGCTCTGCTGCTGCCACTCCGGTGCATCGGCCCAGGCCGGCTGGCTGTCGTCGCCCAGCGACGCGCAGTAGGCTCGGTTGATCTCGTGCGCGACCAGGGCGATCAGTTCTCGTTTCATGCTCGGGTTCCTGTCGAAAGAAACGGAGGGCCCGAAGGCCCTCATGAGTGCCGGTTAGCGCGGGCCGGTGAGTTCGCCGAAGATGGCGAAGTCGACCTTGCCGGCATCGGCCACGGCGGCGCCGGCGATGGTCAGCACCAGGCGCGCCGGCTTCGGCAGCACCACCGGGGCCTTGCTGGTGGCATTGCGCAGGCGGGCGGTCGCGGCCAGGTTCAGGCCGGCGCCGAAGTACGCGGTGTCCTGCGGCACCTCGGTGCTATCCACGCCGTCCTCGTACACGAAGCCGAGGGAGCCGGTGACCGAGGCGGTCAGCGCGTCGGAGATGATCGCCAGGCTGTCGATCAGGCGGATGCCCTCGGGCAGCGGGCCGAGGTCGACGACATCGCCGATGGCCAGCGCGGCGCTGGAGTTGGAATTGACGACTGCGCCGGCGGCACTGGTCTGCAGCTGGTAGGCCAGCACAGTGGTGTTGCCGTAGGCGCCGGCCGCGCCGCCGAAGTAGCGCTTGCCGAACTGGTTGACGGTGACTTTGGCCATGATGGGCTCTCCGTTCAGTCCTTGGGGTTACGAGAGGCGGGCCGGCGAACCGGCCCAGCCCATCAGTTGCGCGCGCCGATGATCGACACCGCGGTGTCGAACACGGTGGCGCCGTAGTCGGTGAACTGGATGCCATTGCCGTGATCGATCGCGAAGCGAATCTTCGATACGCCGCGGATCATGCCGAGCAGCACCTCGACCTTGTCACCGTGGTCCAGCTCTTTCTCGGACCAGAAGAACGGGATCTTGGCCTTGTCGCTGGCGGCGAACGCTTCGGCAATCGCCTGACCACCGAGCAGGATCGCGCGGTCCACCGCGAAGGTGGTGCCGAACGAGGAAGGGACCACGCAGGACGACTCGGCCTCGCTGTCGTAAGCGTCGCAGTAATTGATGGTGTCCCCGGCGTAGAAGCGGATCGGCTTCGGCATCTTGATGATCAGGATGCCGTTCCACAGACCGGCCTCGCCGAGGAACAGCGGGTGCTGTCCTGCCTGCGCGGCACGAGCCATGGCACTCGCCTGCAGTTGACGGAAGCTCGGATCGGTGGAGAAGGACGAGTACTGCGCCGGGGACACCAGCAGCACGCGCAGCGGCGAGTCGGTAGCAGCCTTGTCGCCGTCGAAGATCACCGGCGGCGGCGGCAGCGCGATCTGCTCCATATAGGTGCGGATGCCGTCGACGGCGTCCATCTTCAGCAGGTCAGTGGTGGCCAGGTCGATCTCGCCGGCGTTCACGGCGAAGGGTTTCACGCCGTTGGTTCCGTCGGAGATGAAGTGCCTGTTCTTGGTCGGCGCCTTGACCTTGTTGACCATGATCTCGGCAAACTGCGGGTGGGTGTTCACCGGCACGCGCCATTCGATGTTGTCGTGGAAACCACGAGCACCGGCCATGTGCACCAGCAGCGACTGGTCGACGTAGGCATCGGCCTGCGCCTGGGCCACGGGGCGCGCCAGGCGGCGGAAGTCCGCCGGCGACCGGAGGCCGGTCATGGTGTTGCCGGCATCCACCGGCCAGCGCGCCTGGTTCACGCGCAGACGGTCTTCCGACAGCTTCATGCCGACGCCGCGGCCTTCGGCATACGCACTGCCCATGATCGGGTAGCCGGCGACCGGGTTCAGCAGGTCGAAGGTCACCTCATCGCCTTTGCTCTTGGACAGGTCCTGGCATTTGACGATGGGCATGTGCTGGGTGGTCTGCTTGCGCAGGGTGGCTTCAGCACCGGCCGGGCCGGACGGCATCGAGCCGGTCAGGCGCGCCATGGTGGTATTGCGCTGAGTGTGGGTTGCGAACAGGCCTACAGCCTGCTGAACCATGGCGACCGGGTCGCCATACTTCATGTTCGTTTTGTCAGCCACGATTGATCTCCTTGATCAGCGGGACAGAACCGTCACAGGTTCCTGCTCAGAAATGCCTCGATCTGCTTGGGCGTCATGTTCTGCATGCGATCCAGCATCGAGACCGGGTCCATGGCAGCGATCGCCTCGTCGCCAGTCAGCGGCGCGCCGGCACCACCCGGAATTTCCGAGAGGCTGGCCGGGACCTGCGGCTTGGCGTTGGCGACAGCTGCTTCAGCGGCCGCCTGCACGTCCTTGGTGCTGGCGGCCTGGGCAGGCTGAGGGGGTTGAGTTGCGGCCTTGAAGGAATCGAGAAGCTCGACGATCTCGGCAGACGTGCCTTTCTCCAGGACGGCGTTGTAGCCCGCCTGTGCGAAGGTCGGCTGCTTGGCGATCCAGTCCGAGAGTTCCTTGCTCTCGATGACCGAGTCGAAGTCGGGGTGCTTCTCGGAAATGGCCCGGAAGTGCGCGTCCTGCGCGTCGCTCTGGTGCTTCTGCTGAAGGGGCGTGACCGCTTGCGCGAGCTTTGCCTCCACCAGCTTCTCCACCAGCGCCGGCACCTCCGTGCCGATCAGCGCGCGTGCATCCTTGTTGACCAGGGCGCGCACGCCCTTGGCCAGATCCTGCTCGGAGAAGTCGCCGAACAGCTCGGGATCGACACCGGCGTCGATGGCCGCCTGCGCGGCTGCGGCGTTGGCGTCGGTCGCGGTCGGCGCTATTCCGGCGTCGGCCCGCTGCTGAGCCTGCGCCTTCAGCGCGTCCAACTCCTGCTGTGCGGCCTGCAGTTTGCCCAGCACTTCCTGTGCTTCGGCCTTCGCTGCCTTCTCGCTTTCACGCGCATCGACCAGCTTCTGGTAGTCGATGGTGTGCTTGCCGTCCTTGGCCAGGATCACGGCGTTTTCCGGGTTAAGCTCGCCTTCCTGCGGGCTCGGGGCGGCCTGTCCTTGGGCCTGCGGTTCTTCCTGGGGGGGCTGCTCGCCAGTGGTCGAGGTCTGCGCGTCGGATGCAGGGGCAGCGGCGGGCGCGCTGCCAGGTTCCGGGCTCGCCACTGGGGCTGCGCCGGTATCGCCCTGAAGGCTCAGCTCGATGAGCTGGGCCGCCTGCTCCGCGGTCATCTGACCATCGGGAGCGTGCAACTCGATGAACTCTGCCTGGGTAGTACTCATGCCTTGGTGTCCCGCCACATATCGCCGTGGCCGCTGGGGAACAAGTGCGGGGCGTCACCGCTCCGCGCTTCGCTGTGCGGGGTGCACAACTTGCCGGCGAGTGTCGAATTCGAGGGGCAGAAAAAAGAAACCCTACAGGGGGTGCCTGCAGGGTTCCGGTGGTTCAGGAGAGGTTGTCGGTGGGCGTCGGCGTCTCGATTCCGCGCTGGCCGGTGCCGGCATGGGCGGGCACTGGCGGGTAGGATGGGTTGGTGTTCTCGCGTACCGGCGCGCCCTGCCCCTGGATGTACGGCGACTGGATGTTCATGGCGGCCGTCTGGTCCGGCCGCGGGATGTTGGGATCGTCGCCCGGCAGGTTCCGGTGGCCGGACTGCTGCAGGATCACGTCGGCGATGGGCGCGATCTGCGGCATCTGCGCGACCTGGGCGCCGGCCTGCATGGCGCTGTACGCTGCCTGGACGCCGATCTGCACGGCCTTCGCGCGAATTTCGTCGATCTCGGCGTCGGTGCGCTGCTCCTTCATCGCCAGCTCGCGCATCTTCAGCTCGGCGCCGGACTTGGCCAGGGCATCCTCGACGGCCTGCTTGATGCGCTGCTCGACCTGCTCCGGGCTCTCCTGCTGGCTGGCCGCGCGGATCGCCTCCACCACCTCACGCTTGAACGGCACGTCCATGAGGCTGACCAGGAACGGCAGCACGGCGGCCTGGTACTGCGGCGGCAGGGACTTCACCGCCTCCGACATGGCGTTCAGCTGCTGGCCGCGGTAACTGTTGGTGGACGGCACGTCCTCCAGCGCCACCTTCAGCCGGGTGCGCTGCAGGTCGTTGGACAGGTACGGCATGCCGGTGTCCGGATCGATCTCGGGCTTGTTGATCACCACAGTGCGATCCGGCAGAACGGCGTCGCCCTCGATGACGATCACCTGCTGCTCGTCGCCCAGGTCCTCGATGATCATCGACAGCAGCAGCTCGCCCACCTGGGTGCGGGCCGCGCGGAAGTTGTCCATCATCCGCGCCAGCGACTGGTTGCTCTGCTCGACCTGCGTCTGCTCCTGCAGGCCGGACGTGGCTGTGCCCTCCTTGCCCATGAAGCCGCTGGTAACCGCCGACACGCGCTGGATCGATGCGCGGCTGTCGTTGATCAACTGGAAGTGCTGGGCGTTCAGTTGGAAGTCACGCTTGACCTCGAAGCGCGCGCCCGGGTTGTTCCGGAAATGGTCGGCGTTGAGCACGATGTCGGCGTCGATGCGCGCCACCTGCCGGCGGAACTGCGCATCGCTCATGTCGACGGCGCCCTTGGTCCGCTCGGTACGCACCGCGGCCATGCCCCAGCGCAGTTTGGAAATGCCGCTGTTCAGGCTGTCCTGGGGGAAGATCATGCCGCGGATGTAGCCATAGGGGACGCGCGTCTGGTCCTCGCGGAAGCCCCAGAACGGCACGTAGGGGAAGTGGCCATGGCTGTACGGCGACGGGCCGTCGAACAGGCAGTGCGGGCCCAGCCAGTAGCTGCGGCGCACGCGCGCCACCACTGCGCGCTTCGGCTGTACCGTTCCGCTGCCGACGGCAACGACGTGCGCCAGGTTGTTGCGGTCGTACTCGACGATCCTGCCATCGGGCGAGCGGATCACGGTGACGCTCACCCAGCGCCGATACCAGACCTCGGAGAGCAGGACCTCCTTGCTGGTGGGGTTGTACCAGCGGTCCTCTTGCACGGTCCAGGCGCGCGCCTCGGCCCAGGCATTGTGCAGCCCGGTCGAGGATCCGCCATCCGCCAGTTCGATGGCCTGCTCTGCCCACCAACTGGGCCCATGGGTGCCGATGGCCTTGACCAGGTCCGCGGCGTCGGGGAACACCAGGGTGATCCGCTCGGGGCGCAGCCAGCGCTTGCGGCGCAGCCAGCGAGCGTCGCTCAGGTCGTCCTCGGTCGCCTTGAAGTCCCAGTCGATCTCATTCCGGTGGACGTAGAGGCAGCGGTACGGGTACTTGAAGGGATCGCTCTCGCGCTTCACCTCTACCCAGCCCAGGCCGACGCCGATCTGCGGGCGGAAGGCGTCGCTGCACGCGGCGTCCGCCTTGCTCTGCCGCTCGGCCTGGTTCAGGCGGTAGTTCAGCGCGTCCGCCACGTCCTGACCGCCAGGCTCACCGTTCGGCGAGACGCGCCAGTCAGTGCGGATGGTCGCCTCGTAGCCCTGAATCGACAGCAGCGCCGGGCCGATCACGTCCTCAACGGCCGGCGGGATACCGAGTTCGCGCTGCTTCTGCAGCAGCTCGCTGTCCAGCTGGTTGCCGTCTGCGTAGTCGGCTTCCTTGTCGGCGATGTGCCGCCACTTCGGCTGCTGCTCCACCTCCTCGAGAAATTCGGTGTACTCCTCCAGGGAGAGCGCCAGTTCATCGCGCTTGCCGGTAGCCTCAGCGTGGTCCTGGTCGTAGATGGCGGTGGCGTCCATGGTGGTTCCTCAAGTGCGCCAGTCAGGCGGCGGGGCTTCGTTGTAGTGATGTCGGTTGCCGTAGCTACCGCCAGCCAGGCCGGCGAGCATTCCCAGCTCCTTGGCCTGGGCCCACTGGCGAAATGCGTCAGCGCCTTCGCTGCACCCGTTGGCCTTGTCCGGCTGGTCAGTGTAGCGGTTGTCAGCGCGGCTGAAGCGCTTGCGGTAGCCCTCCAGGCGCTGAATGCCCTTCGCGCAGTTCGTCTCGTCCAGATAGGCGGTCTTCATGTGCTTGCGCGTCTGGTGGATGCCGTTGATCAGTTCGGTGATAAGCGGCACCACCTCGAAGCGCTCGCCGGGCATCAAGTCTTCCAGCAGCTCCCGCGTGCTGCGGTTGAAGTCGCTCAGGCGCTTGTGGTCGGCGTCATGCGGCAGGAAGTGGGTACCGAACACATAGCCACGGTCGCGCAGTTCCTTGACGTAGTGCCGCAAGTCCTCGTTGTGCGCCTCGTAGTAGTCGATGAAGCGGTCTTCGCCGCGCAGCTCTTGGTGAAACCACACCGCACAGCCATCGCTGTTGCCGATGTCCCAGAAGGTGTTCACGGGCGCATCCAGGACCAGCACCTTGCAGACGCCGCCGCGCTTGCGCAGCGCGATCATGTCCTTGGCGTACCAGTTACCCTCGGTGCTGATCTGGAACGCCTCGGCCGGGAAGCTGGGGTACTCCTGCCACATCTTCTCTTCGGCGCCGGAGAAGTCCGCACGCTTGGTGGCCACGTACCAGGCCCGCTGGTCCGGGTCGATGGTGATGCGCTCGCCCATGTCGCGCAGCACCGTGGCCTCCACCTTGTCGAAATACTCCTGTTCCTCGCGGGTCAGGTCGATGGTGGACGAATCCAGGCGGTACTTCGGTTCCTGCCACCAGGCGTAGAAGTGCATCCGGTAGTCGCGCGGCGTCAGCTTCTTGCGGCTGGCGTGGTTCGCCTCGGCGATCTGGACCATCTTGAAGAACTCGCCTTCGCGGCCTTCAGCGGTCGATTCGATTACCAGAATGCCGTTCGTGGGTACGGCAGGGATGGAGCCGGTAACGACTTCCTGCGCTTTGTCCGGGTACTTGGCGCAGATTTTCCCGAACTCGGATACGTGCAGGCGGTGGATGGTGCCGGAGCGCATGGACGTGGCCACGCGCACACTGCTGTTGTTGTGGGCGAACAGCAGTTCATCCGCGTTAGCCTGCGCCGTGGGGAAGCGCTCGCGGATTTCCTCGGGCAGGTTGTCGTAGGCGAACTTCACCTTGTCCCGGAAGATGACCTTCGCCGCGTCGCGGTCCTGGGCGATGATCCCGCAGCGCTGGTCGGCGTTGAACAGGGCGTGGTCCAGCCACATGACCGCGATCAGCGTCGTGAAACCGAGCTGACGGGCCTTCAGGATCAGATTTCGGTGCCATAGGCGCCGGATGAAACGCTTCTGCGCCCGGTTCGGGCGGAACGGCATGACGAAGCTGTCGCCCTCCTCAATGCTGCCGTCCTCAGCGATCTTGTCGTCGCCCTTGATCATGATCTTGTACAGGCAGCCGGAGAACAGGCGCCATTCGGGATCGGCCAGGCAGCGCGCCAACTCTGCCGCATCCGTGGGGAGCGGCAGCAGTTCCTCGGCGTGGATGACGCGCGCGGCCACAGGTCAGTCCTCGTCCACTGGAGTGAAGGCGCTGCCAGGCGCCGGCGTGTTGTGCTCGGGATCGTCGGCCACAGGCGTGAAGGCGTTGCTGCTGTTCTTGGCGATGGCGTGCAGCAGCGAGGTGAGCGGGTCGGTCTTCTGCTCGTTGTCCTTCTCGTACAGGCCCAGGTGCTTGAACAGCTTCTCCATGGCGGCGTCCTTGGAGTGCATCTGTATTTCGATGCCGAACTTGCCTTCCTTGACGCCAGCGAACAGCGAAGCGGCCTTCTCCGACAGTTTGCGGGTATCCATCAGCACGGTGCGCGGCACGCCGTTGCCTCCACATTCCGGGCAGCCTGGGTGCGGCGCTATGTTCGGGTGGTAGCCAGGGCCGCCAGCCTCCTTGAACGCCCCCTTGTCCGGGTCATTGCTGGCCAGCCAGTCCTGGTAGTCGTTCTCGTAGGCAACATCGGTTCGCTGGAATCGGTGGCCGATGCCATGGCAGTACCGGCAGCAGCCGACGTGGAGCTGTGTCAGCTCGCGGGCATCGGCCGTGACCTGGTTCCAGGCTTCGCGCAGCACGCGATCGGCGGTGATCTGGGTTCGCTTCTGCTGCTCAAGGCGCGCGGCAGCGATTGCGGCCTGGATGACAGGTTTTGACAGGTTCTCGGCGCCCATCTGGCGGGCGGTCCTCTCGCTGTAACCTGCACGGATCGCAGCCTGTGTCGCGTTCAGGTCAACCAAGTAGTGCTCGACAAAGCGAAGCTGCAGGTCGGTCAGCCGTACCTCCGCTTCCTGTACCTTCACCTTGCGGGCACGAGACGACGCACCGGAGGCCTTCTTGCTGGCTGCCGGCGCCTTGGGCTTGCGGGGGGTAGGCTTGTTGCCCTTGGTGGTCTTCGTCATGGCCGGGAGTGTTCCAGCCGGACTCTGGATTGAGCGAACCCTACAGGGGGACACGCCGGAAACGAAAAAGCCCGCACTTGGCGGGCTCTCTCTACTCGGTGACCAGGGTGGTCAGCACCACTGTGTTCGGCTCTGCTCCAGGGCGGAGACCACGCGGTCGAACACCAGGCCGGCGCCGGCGACGCGCATGTCGCTGCGGATCCGCTTCGCCAGGGTGGCGGGCATCAGCTTCTCGTGGGCCTGGGCCACTTCCTGCACCTGGTTCTCGGTGAGGATCAGCGGCACGTCCTTGGCCTGGGCCGGGATTACGTACAGGGCATTGTGCAGCTGGCCATACTGCTGGTCGTCGGCCGCGGCGGTCACACCGCAATAGGCCAGGGCCAGGACTACGCAGATCAGGAATCGCTTCATCGTCTTGCCTCTCGTGTGGGGGAACACAGGGGAGGCTTGATGATCCAGCGGCGGCCAGCGCGACACGAACCTTACACGGTGTCAGGACGCGCCACCCAGCACCAGGGTGAGCTGCGGCGTATCCAGTGTACCACGATCGGCGTTCAGCGCCTTGATCTGCTTCTCCAGCTTCCGCACCTTCGCCGCCAGGTCGGCGGCCAGGATCGCGTTCTGGTGCCCGATCTCGATCGCCGCATACTGCTGGCCGGCGCCGGACATCAGTTCCCCCAGCGCCCGGTTCTCCGCCGGCGTCAGGGTCAGGATGTGGTCGTCCCCGATCTCGATCTTCACCCAGCCGCCCGGGATCAAGGTCTTGGTCACCGGCCTAGCCGGCGGCAGCTCCGGCGCCGGCACGAACACCCCGCGCTCGACGCGCAGCACCAGCATGTCGTCGATGAGCGCCTTGAGCCTGTCGTCGACGATGCCCGGCTTCAGCCCGGTGACCTCGGCCAGGGTGTCGCGGGTGACGATCTGCTCCTGGGCATGCAGGTCACGCACCGCCTCGAGGATGATCTGCGTGGAAGACTTCCCCTTCATCTGCTCTCCCCCTCTTTGATCAATCCGTACTCGCGCAGAAGGCGCCATTGCTCCTGCAGCCAGGCCTGGAAGTGCTGGTCAGCCATGCCCTGCCCTCGCCTTCAGCTCGCGCAGCTTGGCGCGGTATTCGGCCGTGATGGCCTTCAGTTCGTCGTTGGTGTACTTGCGGGGACGGTGATCGGCTTCCAGGGCCTCTACAGCCTCTAGGCCGATGCGTTCGATCAGGCCCTCACGGAACCCTTGGGAAACGGTCAGCCCCTTCCTGGCGTACTTGCTGGAGCCGGCGTTACAGGCTTTACATTGCAGCCATATGTTGGACGGCTCCAGGCGGTGCTCAGGGCGGGCTCCCTTACTGAGGAAATGCCCGGCATCGAAGGCGCCGCCGGTCTTCCACCCCTGGGCCGCTTGGATATCTGCCTGCGACTTCCCGCAACTGATGCAGCCGCTGCCGATGGACAACTCGTAGGTGCGGCGGTAGTCGCGCACAGCCTTCTCGGCATCCTTCACGAAATCGCTGTGGTTCTTCAGCTTCTCCTTCCGCGCCTTGATCTCCCGGCGGTTGCGGTCGGCGATGGCCTTCCTGGCCGGAGCCTGGTGCTTGTCCTTGGTGGCCAGGGCGCAGGCTGGGGAGCAGACGCACTGCCCGAAGCGCTGCGGGATGAACTTGGTGCCGCACTCGGTGTTCTGGCAGACCTTGGGTTTTGGCTGGCGGGAAGGAAGGCTCACTGAGGCTCGCTCCCAGCACGCATTGCGCGCATCTTGTCCCGCTTAATGATCGCCGTGCAGGATGCGTGACCGTGGAAGCATTCATCAGGCATCCCCTTCGGATCTGAGCAGCAGCAGTCAGAGCAAATCCAGCCGCACTCGCCGCGCGCAGCGCTGTCGGTCCACTGGCGCATTGCATCGTTCATCGATTCGATGTGGTTTTCGAGCTCGCCAGCAGGCACAACGGTTACGGTCACGATGGTCACGCCTCCACCTCCTTCGCCTTCTGCTGCTCGGGCTGGAAGTCACCGCGGAGGGGCATCAACTCATGATCCCCATATGCCAGGATTGCCTTGCTGACTTCGGGGTGGCGCACGATCCACCCGGCAGTCGGAGCACGAAAGCCGCGGATGATCTCGTCGCCCTTCTGGAGAGCGCGCTCCAGCTCAACCACCGATCCGGCCGGGAGCAGGGTGTCGTAAACCAGAGTCAGGGCCAGGTCGCCGACTTTGAACTTGCTCATGCGAAACTCCCCATCTGCTCAGCTGCAGCCATAGCGTCAGCCTCGGTTTCGAAGTGAGAGGACAGAACCAGACGCCAGCAGGCGGCGAACACGTCGCGGTACAGCGGCTCGAAAGCCGTATCGTCCATGTTCGCCCAACTGATCGACTTGGCTTCCTTGCGGACACCTTCAGGGGTGTGCACCAGGTGGAAGTGGCCGGCCTCGATGGTGATCCACTCGCGGAAGGCTTCGCGGCTCTTCTCGACTGCGGGGAAGCGGTCGGCCCGATCAGCCTCAAGCTTTGCGATGTATGCGGATACAGCGTTCTGGAGCTGCCCAGGGCGGCCATTCAGGTCTTCGAAGTACTTGGCCAGCCCACGGATGCCACGCATCTCCTGACGCGGCACCAGGCCACCTTTCGGCTCCCAGTACTCCCAGGCCAGATCGAGCATGGCGAAGAACTTGCCGTGGAACTTGGCGTTGCGCATCTTGGTGAACTTGCCGTGGATGACCTGGCCGGCCTTCCATTTCTGGACGGTTTCGCGGTCGGCTTCGGTTGCCGGGACCAATCCCTGGGCGGTGCGGATAAGGGCGAGTTCAGCCATTGGCCACCTCCCGCATCTTGCGCAGGTACTCTTCCCTTTCGCGCCGGGCCAGATCCTTGCCCGCAGCCTCGACAACCAGCCAGAGCCGGTACATGTTCCAGAGGCTTGGGCGACGTTTTTCGATGCCGTCCTGGTAGATGTTCCCGTATGAATAGAAGGCGTTCGCCGTCCAAATCTCGATTCCGTTAATGGTGGTCGTGTGCCTTCCAACCAGAGCTCGGTCGGAGTATTTGTCGAGAAGGGACCCGAGGGCCTTATCCCATTCAGGGCAATAGCGCTCTTGGTGGAACAGGCCAAAGAAGGTAGAGCTAGCCCACATCAGGTAGAAATTTAGGAAGCTCATCACTCACCCTCCCCTTGCAGGCTCTTCAGCAGCGCTTTGAGCTGGCGATAGCTCTCCATCGACTTGGCGTTGGATTCGCGTTCCTGCTCGACGGCCAGAGCTACGTCCTCGACACGCGAGGCCAGGCGCTTCATGTGCTCGGCCACGCCGACGATTTCGGTAGCCAGCTCGCCCAGCATTTCCAGTGGGGAAGCGGTGCGCTTCGGCTCGGCCGGGGTTTCGATCTTCTTCACGGGCTCGGCCATCTTCGGCTCCTGGGTTTTGGTCTTGGGTTCGACGGGAATGCGTTGGAAGGAATCTCGGCCGTTCTTCTTGATCAGGCCGGCATCGACCAGCGAGGACAAGCAGCCGGAGACGATCCGCGAGTCGGGAGTGCTGCCGGTCATGTTCCGCAGGGCGGTCATTACCTGGAACGAACTCCAGGCCTCGGTAATGGGTACGCAGTCGTAGACCTTCTTGGCGATACCGGTCTGGCCTTGCATGAGGATTTCCTGCTTTGCGGGAGTCATTGCACGCTCGCCTCCGGCCAAATCGAACGAACCACTGCGAGCGGGTCGCAATCTTCCATCAGCACCATGGTGAAGCGCTGGGTGCCGAGGATTACGGTCCAGGAGCGTTTCATTGGGCTGCCCTCCCCGCGAGATAGCGCTGCTGACGGACCTTGCTGCAGCGCTTGTGGCTGCCATGGGCGCGGTTCTTCCCGCAGATGTCGCAGGCGCTGGTGAGGTCCAGGCCTTGGGTGGCGATCTTGCCGAGGTTGGGTTTAGTCATGGCCAGCCTCCGAGCGCTTGGATGGCCAGTCGAACACCAGGGCAATGCCGCCGTTCTCGCGCAGACGATCGACACAACGCTCACCGAGCGCGGCAGGGAGCTCGTTCGGCATCAGGTTGGACACGATGATGGTCGGCAGTAGGTTCTGGTAGCGCCCGTCGATAACGCTGAACAGGGTAGTCAGCTCGAACTCGGTAGGCTTGGTTGCGCCAACCTCATCAACGATCAACAGACTCGGCTCGCAGAGCGCTTCGAACGCCTGAGATTCGCTGTAGCCGGATTCGCGGTCGAAGCTGCCCTTAATGAACTGCAAGATCGAGCTGACGGTTCGATAGGCTGCGGTAACACTGCGGCTATGGCAGACAACATGGCCGGCGATGGCATTGGCCAGATGAGTCTTGCCGGTGCCCGGCTTGCCCAGCAGCAGGAGGCAGCGACCATCGCGAGCATTCGCCTCGAAGTTCTCCGCGTACTCGCGGCAGACCTTCAGTGCCTTCCGCTGACCGGCGTTCGTGGCGATGTAGGTGTCGAAGCTGCGACCATGGAACCGCGGCGGAATCAGCACGCCAGCCAGGCGGCGCTCCATCTTCTCGCGCTCGATCTTGCGCCACAGTTCGGCCTGCTCATCGCGCAGCTTCTCGTCGGCGATCTCCTGGGCACAGGCCGGGCAACCGGAAGGCTTGTCCGAGTTGCGATGGACCACTGCCGCGTACTCGCCGTGCTTGTCGCACTTCGCCGGAGATTTCGACACGACGCCGAAGCGGCGCTCAAGATCACCGACCTCAAGGTTCAGGGCGTTAGAAGCCATAGGTGCCATCCTCCCGCTGGATCAATCCGGCGGTGTAGTCGCGGTCGTCGAAGCCGTGGTGCCGGCTGCTGGGCAGGTGGTGAACGTTGCTGCGCACCTCGTCGTTCCATCGCTCGCCGTTGAGCCAGGTCGTCGGGTGTGGCACGAACTGGCCGCCATCCTTGAGCCACGCTTGGCTAGCGCACTGACGGCGCAGGCCGGACATGATCTGGTCGAACAGGATGGGGGTGACCTTGAGCTTCACCCACTTAGCCCGAGCTTTCGCCTTGCAGGTCTTGTTTGGGTACAGCGCCCAGAATTGGTCGAACAGGTCGTCCCGAACTGGCGGCGACTCCCCCGTGGGGGTTGGGGGGGTCTTGGTATCCGGGATCAGAAGATCAGGAATCAGAAGATCAGAGCGAAGTGCTTCTTCCCTTGGTTGAAAGTCCTTTTCACCATGGTTAGAAACGCTTTGAACAGGCTCTACCTCGGGCTTCTTCTCAGTGCGAACCCCTTGCTCCATCGGAGGAAGGTTGCTGGCGGTCTCGTTGCTGTGCGGTCGCTGGTGCTTGGTGAAGTTGAGGATCTGGATGTAGCGCTTGGACTCGACGGTGTAGCGGATGAGGAATCCGGCACCCTGCAGGTTGTCCAGCATGGCGTCGATATCGACATCGTCGTAGGGGAAGGCTTCGGCCTTGATCCGCTTCGGGCGATCTTCCAGGCGCCCTTCCCGGTCGGCCAGCATCCAGAGATAGATGAACAGGAGGCGCTCGGCCGGAGCGAGCTCGGCCAGGTCCTCGTTTGCCATGATGGCAGGCTTGATATTCCTGGCTCTCGCCATTACGATCACCTCGTCTTTGAAGCAAATCAGCCGGGCCGCAATCCCGGCTTTTTTGTGTCCGCACTTCGGGCTGTTCAGGCCCTCATCAGTCCCTGCGCCGAAATGGCTGGACGGTTCCCCTGGTGTTGTTCGGCTTGGTCTTCCTCGCGAGCTGCTGCTCCAGGAATTCCGCCAGGGCCTCTTCAGGGGTGAGCCCTTTCTCTTTCGCCAGCCTCGTCAGGCCCTCGTAGGCCTTTGGGCTGATCGTCGTGCTGATGTGTGCCATAGGCCCCTCTCAGGGCCTTCAGGCCACGGTCTGCTGTTCGCTATCGTTCTCTGCCAGGCGTTCCAGGGCGGCTTCCACCAGGTCGCGGACGAGTACTGCTTTCTGGGTGCGATGGAAACGTGCCAAGGCACCGATGAGCTCATACGTGGTCTCGTCGACGCGCAGCTTGATTTCCCGGTCCTTCAGGTGGCTGGGGTTGTCGTACATGCACAGGGCTCCTATGCGGCTTGGGTTTTGGCTTGGGAGGGGAACGGCCTGATCTCTTCCGCAGAAAAGGAGCCGTCGTCGTGCTCGGTGACGTAGATGTCACGGCCGACGTTGAGCGCCTTGTTCAGGGCGCCCTGAGTGAGGCCGAGCAGCTTTGCAGCCTTGGTTTGACCGTGCTCGACAGCGAATTCGCTAAGGGTGATGCGTCGCATGGAATCTCTCTCCATGGTTGTTTCGCATCAGTTTATATCCACTGGATATTTTTTATCAAGCCCAATGGAAATAGATGAATATTTCCCTTGGGAATAAAATCGCCGAATGACTACTGACCGCCGTGAACTGCTTGACTGGGAAAGAGCCGAGTGCGCCGAGCTCAAGGCAGCTATTGCCGAGTACAACGCCGCCCAGCCGAGGGAGAAGAGATTTACGCAGGAGCGCCTAGCCGCAGAAATTGGGATGGCTCAGGGGAATCTGAATGGGCACCTGAACGGCAAGCGTGCGCTTACCAAGGACTTGGCCGCGAAAATCACAGCAGCCCTTGGCATACCTGTTGAGCGATACAGCCGCCGCTTGGCTGATGAAATCAAAGAGATGGCTCGCACAGCGCTTCCCGACAGGAACGACGAGCCAGAAGCCGTCATGATCGGCGACCTGTCGCCCTGGGACGACAACACACCGCTAGACGATGATGAGGTGGAATTGCCGCTCTACAAGGAAGTTGAATTGGCCGCCGGATCAGGCCGCACAGCAGTTCAGGAAATGCCTGGGCGCAAACTGCGCTTCTCCTATGTCACTCTCCGGGCCGCAGGCGTAGACCCTGCGGCAGCGGTATGCGCCCAGCTCAAGGGCAACAGCATGGAGCCGCTCATCATGAACGGCGCCACCGTCGGCATCGACAAGGCAACTACCCGTGTCGTCGACGGAGAGATCTACGCCCTGGAGCACGACGGGATGCTGAGGGTGAAATACCTCTACCGCCTACCCGGTGGAGGCCTGCGCTTGCGCAGCTTCAACCGCGACGAGTACGGCGACGAGGAATACACGCCGGAAGAGATGCAGGCCAAGAGTATCAGCATCATCGGATGGGTGTTTTGGTGGTCGACGTTGCGCTCGCGCGGGGCCTTCAAGCGGTAGCCAGTCATCTGGCGCGGCGGGGATCAGCTATAGGCAGATCATGGGGCAGTAGCCATCCGCCTTCTTTCTGACGCCATTCATCCGTCTGTATATACACACAGATTGAATAGGCCGAGAATCGGCCCTATGATCTGTATATACAAAATCGAATAGGAAAGCCGTTTGGAAAACCTGATCATATCGGAGCAGATCGCCAGGAAGCTCCAGGAGAAGCATGGCGGCATCACGCGCCGCGAGGTTGAGCAGTGCTTCGAAAACTGCGAGGGCGAGCACCTGATTGATCGGAGAGAGGAGCACAAGACGGACCCGGAGACGAAATGGTTCATTGCCCATACCAATGCAGGCCGCCTGCTCAAGGTCTGCTTCATCTTCGATGATGGCAAGATTTTTCTGAAGACAACCTACGAACCTAACCCTGAAGAAATCCGAATCTACCGTAAATACGCATTCAATGACTAAAAGTGAGGGAGCTATGAGCAACACTGAACTGTGGGAAAGTGGCGAGCTCGGGCGTTCCGAAGAGCATGCCGCCGTCGCCACTGGCTCCAAGCAAGAGGTGGATGACGCGCTCGGCCTTCAGCTGATTTCCATTCGCCTGCAAAAACAACTGGTTGGTGACCTCAAGAAGATCGCCGAGTACCATGGCGTTGGCTATCAGCCGATGATCCGTGACCTCCTCAATCGCTTCGCGCGCTCCGAGATCAAGAAGATCATGTGTCAGCGACTGAACGAAATTGAGGCATCCGAAGAAACCGTCAGCGAATCCAGTACCGCTCCTGTTAAGGAGTTCATGGAGAAGATGCGGGCCTAAGCCGCGCACTGAAACGACACAAGCCCCGCGCCCGCGGGGCTTCTCGTTTCTGCCCCTCCCTCCCGGCTCTCTACTGAGCTGACGACCGCCCTACCCCGGCGCTGAACTCGCTCCAGCGCCGCCATTTCCCGCCTGATACGAATCCTGAGCCCGTTTAGCGCGGGCTTTTTCATGTCCGCAAGAAAAATTATATCCATTGGAGTTGACGATAGTATATCCAGTGGATATATTCACCTCACGCCAAGCGAAAGCCTGGCAGGCCCTGAAGAGGGCCAGGCAGAGATGCCTCGGCGAAGCCGGAACGCTCTTTTCACAATTCGGGAACCCTCTGCTGCACCACCGTCGCGACGACGCTGGAAGAGGCAAAAGACGCAGCCTGAGCTGGGCCAGATAGTCCAGCCGTGCAAGCCCATGCATTGCACGCGACGTCGCTCAAGTCACCTGCCAATAGACCAAAGAAGCAAACGCAGGAGTGGGAACGAACCCCGACATGGAGAAGCGACCGAGATGACACCTATAGGAGGAACCAGCCCATGCAGTAACAAGCCCAGCCGATGTTCGGGTCGGCACCTCGCGAGCAGCTGCCCACATCACCAGGCCGCCGGGCTGCAGTGAACCGCGAGATCACCTAGTCCCCCACGACCTGCTCCGTACACCGATTGAAGGCGCAGCTAGGGAAGCCCAAGGCCAAACACACATCGAGTCCGAGCTGCTATCGGCAGTGGTGAGGACATGACGCCGCGCAAGACGCCAGATTGCTGAGCGCGGCGGCAACACCGATTTCACTGGCTGGCCCTCCACCGAGGGCCAGACGGGAAGTCAACGAACACAGCCCGGGAGGGCTAGACGATGAATGAAAAGGCCTCACTGGCGTTACGCCAGTCTCTTCGAATCATCCGCAGGGAGAAAGACGTACACCAAGCGCGCATCGAGTACTACGAAACGGTCGGGATGCTGCGCGGATTGCACTACGGCGGAGCGATCGACTCCTGGCAGCTATTAGCTCTAACCGAGCTAGCAGGAAGCGCATACATCAACGCCGGCAAACCATATTAAGGAGACTGAAATGGCTCAATTCAACATCGATTCGCACCTGAGCGACGGTAAGAGCCTGCAATGGCTTGCTCTGCCTGACGCTGGAGAACAGCCTCTGGACGTTGAGGTTAAGGTTCGTCAGGCGGCCATGAAGAAGTTCGGGCAATCCGTCTTCTTCAATTGCTGGGAGCACGTAGTTGCCAGCAACGGTTACATCACCGTGCGGATGCATGCGTGATGTACCAGTTCTTCAAGCCGATGCGTGGCTGCCGCATCTTCGCCAGTGAGCAGCATATGACCAGGCCGGTCGGCGAGCTGATCGGCTGGTGCGAGAAGGTAGACGACAACGTCTGCATCTTCCGCGCAGTTGGCGGCGACCTGGATCGCTTCATCTGGCGATTTAAGGAAGGCCCTAATACGTGGTTCACGTATGGGCCATGACGCCCTCCGGGGCATCGAACCTTGGAGTCATGAGGGGAGCGTTCTGGTCGCACAGCGCGAGGGGTAGCGCGTGCTGCGGGTACAACCTGATTCAGTTCAGAGTCACGCCGCCAGATGACCCGATCCAGCCGGACAGAGACGTAGCACCGGCCAGACCGCCCCCCCATGGCTCCGCACAGTCAGGAGAAAGAGATGAGCAAGCACACGCCGGGGCCTTGGGTTCTGGACACCATCCCGACTTCGGTTGGTATTTGTCACCGAATAGGGCCGTTCCCACCAAGGCGCCCGGATGATGAAACAGTAAGACATGCGTGTCTGTACGCAGACTACCCATCAGCCCACAACCCTGCTGACGAAGAACTGAAAGCCAACGCCCGCCTGATCGCTGCGGCGCCGGACCTTCTCGCGGCTCTCGAACTGGTCATTAGAGAAGAAGCTCCGGCTTATCACGACTGTATCGATAACGGCGAGCAGGAATGCGCGTGGTGTATTGCTCGCGCTGCAATCGACAAGGCCACCACCTAACCGCGCCCTTACGCATACACACACTGGAGGCGAGATGAGCGAACGCACCTACCCCTACATCGCATGGATTCTTCAGCCGAGCTTTAAGCCGAAGGAGGTGGAGCTGGTCAAGCACTACTCGTCCTTTGGCGGCAAGGACTACGGAGACGAAACAGCTTCGAAGAGGGTCTACCGTCGAGACGAGATTTTCGCCAGCAAAGCCGAGGCCATCGAAGAAGGATGGCGGCGTGTCGAGAAACAGCAAGCTGATCTCGAAAAGCGTCAGGAGTCGCTGGATAAGAAAAAGACTGCGCTGACCAAAGCGTCCACCTGACTTCCCCAGCAAGCACGCCACCTCTTAGCCCGCTTCATGCGGGCTAATTTTCGCCCTCTTTCGCATGCCGACGCATCGCCGGCAGCCGAAAGCGCGCACCAGCCCTCGGCCAAGGGCACACACTCCAAAGGAACGCACCATGACCCGCAAGAAAAAGACCGAGGCTGCTGAAGAGATCGTTACGGCTTACAAGGGCTTCAATCAGGACCTGACCTGCCGCGGCTACCAGTTCGAGATCGGCGGCACCTACAAGCACGAAGGGGATGTCGAGGCATGTGCCTCCGGCTTCCACGCCTGCGAGTATCCGCTGGATGTGCTGGGCTACTACCGCCCTGCAGGTAGCCGCTTCGCGCTGGTCGAGCAGTCCGGCGACCTGAGCCGCCACGACGGCGATTCGAAAGTCGCCAGCCGCAAGATATCCATCAAGGCCGAGTTGACCATCGCGGGCCTGGTGAAGGCGGCCATCGAGTACACCACCAGCCGGTGCAAGCCGGTCGACCCGGAGTCGCCTGCGTCGAGCACCGGCAACCGCGGCGCGGCGTCGAGCACCGGCAACTACGGCGCGGCGTCGAGCACCGGCGACTACGGCGCGGCGTCGAGCACCGGCAACCGCGGCGCGGCGTCGAGCACCGGCAACTACGGCGCGGCGTCGAGCACCGGC